GGTATTAAAAATATAAAAGCATGGGCTAAAGAATATAAAACGGCAGAAGGTTATTTCCATATGGATACGGATGGTGTAACTAGTGCTATCGGTATGAAGGCATATTTGGAGGGTTATGGTATAAAAACTGTGGCTGTTCATAAGATAAATTATGGGTCTAATGAGTTTTCTGCTGTAAAGGCAAAGAAGGGTAATTTGGCATGGATGGTTGACTTTGCTCATGGTAAACCATTCCTTCATATACATACTGATCACCATGAAGGTCAAACAGGTACAAGTAATCAAACATCTACTGCATTTGAAAAAGCACCTTCTAATGTTGAGGCAATAAGTATGAAAATAAGTCCAAGAAATCTATTTTCTGCTGAGGACATTAAAGTTATATCAACTATTGATAGTGCTGATTTTTCTAAGAATAATATTTCACCAGATCAGGTTATGAACGCAGCATTTGGATTTGATGATTCATTGGATGTTAAACGAAATCATATGATGATGGGTCTTGTCGTTAATAAATTATTATTGGCATATAAGAATAAAAAAGGATTCCTTGAAGAATTGGTGATGAGATCAAAACCTTCTTTGGTGAGTATGTATGTAACAATCGTTGATATTGCCAAACGAGAAGGATATAAGACACCACTTGAAGTTGGTGCTGGTGTTCAAAATTATGCTTCTGCTCAAGCAGGAAAGATACAAAAACCTAATACCAATCCAAAGAAATTAAAGAGTGGTGAATCCACTATGTGGGGAACAACTTTGGTTCAGTATGGTGGTGGGGGTATGTCAAATGGTTATGATAGATATACACCATTTAAGAATTGTCCTGATGCTGAGTATTTAATTATTGGGTGGCCGATGGGTTTGGTTCAATTAACTAAAAATCCATTTAAGTCAGAAAAAAATCAATATCATCTAGGTGATGTTGCTCTTAAAACTGTACTTAGTGGTAGTAAATGGAAGGGTAAATTATCTAAAAAAAGAGTATCATTGGCTGAAATAAAAAGAATATTTGAGATGGATATCAAACCACAAGATAGAGATGCAATGGGATTTAATTGGGATGATTTTGCTGGTTTGGTGACTAAAGAACAAGTTCGTGGTTTGGATTTGGATAGTGAGGGTGGTTATACATCATTTATTAAATCAATTTCCAATGTTAAGTTTAATAAATTATCATATAAACAAAAACAAAATCTTGAAAAAATAACAGTATCAGTATATGATATTATGATGGCACAATCTGGTGGTCATAGAGAAATTACCAATGTTCAAGGTTTCAATTTCTTAGGAAAAGGTTACACTGATGACATGAAAGATTTTATGCTAGATTTGGCAAAAGAAATGAAGGATAAAAGGTTACAGTAAATGAAACTTAATAAGTATCTTAAAGAAGAAGCCAATAAGTATACTATATATGTTGATATGGATGGTGTGTTATCTGATTTTGTTAGACAAACTGAAGAGACATTTGGTGTTAAGTTTGATACACTATTGAATGATGATAGTTTATTTTGGCAATTAATTAGAAAAGCGGGTGAACCATATTGGTCTGAAATGCCAATAATGAAAGATGCTAAGAAACTAATGAATTATATCAAAGATGAGAATGTAGTTATATTATCATCAGCAGGTTCACCAAGAAATGAATATAAAGATACAATAAGTGGGAAGAAGAAATGGATGAAAAAACATTTCCCTAATGTTCCTGTTATTATTGAATATAAAAAATATAAGTATGCAAATGATCATTCTATATTGATTGATGATTTGAAGAAAAATATAGATCCTTGGGTTAAACATGGTGGAATTGGTATATTACATACTGATGCTGATTCAACTATTAAAAAATTAAAGTCATATGGGATATAATAATGAGTAAAATTAAACAAGTGTTAGAATCAGAAGCAACAAGATTAAGAAAAGAAGATGATACAAATGAAATCATTAAAGAAATTAATGGACAATTTGAAGATATTACATTTTATCTTGAAGTGATTAGTGAATCAAAACTGGTTTCTGATAATATTACTAGGAAACTATTGAAAGTAAGACGAGATATATTAAAAATACAATCAGATATAATTAAAGAGAATACAAGGAGTTAAGAATGAGTAAATTAAAAGAAAAATTATTAATTGAAAGTAATCTTAGAGATGAAATCAAAGAAATAGATAATGTTAATGATTTGAAGGATCATTATTATAATGCAGCAGAAGGTGTTTGGGGAACATATGAGTTCTTAAAGGATGTTAAGAATAATCCATCATTAGGTAAAGAATATAAATTATGGGAAAAAATTAAACAATTAGTAGATAAATCTGAATTAGGAAAATATCTTTAATAGGAATATAATATGTCACTTAAAGACGAGTTTGAAAAATTGAAATTAAAATACCTTGAAGAAGCAGAAGGTATTGATTCTGACCCTGAAAAAGAGGATACACCAGAATATGAAGAAGTGGAAGGATTTAATATTCTCATACTTACATCATCAACTGATTCTAAGAACAGACGAACTAAAAAGAATCCGACTGTTACTAAGATAGAAAAATGGTGTAAATCTCATGATGTCAAATATTATACAGCATTTGTTGATACTGCATATCTTAAAAAAGATGATGATATAATTAAAATGTATAATGTTGATGATAAAGAAGGTTATGAAATTGATAGAGATAAAACCTTTATTATTGCTAGAAGAGGTGTAGTATTTCATAGATATTCTCTTAATATTATGACCCGTCTTGAAAGATATCGTTTCTGTTTCTTGAATGAAAGAAATGCCATTGAAACATGTGAAGACAAATATATGACAACATTAAGATTAGAAGAGGCAAAAATACCAACACCAGAAACATCATTAGTTCCAACTGAGGAAATGATTGATTTGGCACATGAACAAGTAGGTGGTAAGTTTCCTGTTGTTGTTAAAACATTAAATGGAACACAAGGTAAAGGTGTTTTTATTGTTAATGAATATAAGGCATTGAAATCAACATTACAAGCTATTTGGTCAGTTGGTGATGGTGTTGAAATGATGTTACAAAAATATATCAAATCAGAGTATGATGTTCGTATTCATGTTTTAGGTGATAAAGTTATTGCCTCAATGAGAAGAGATGTTGTTGATAATGATTTTAGAAGTAATGTTCATTTAGGCGGACAAACAAAGAAATATAAACCCAACAAAGAAATTCAAGAATTGGCAGTTAGAGCAGCAAAAGCCGTTAAATGTAAATGGGCTGGTGTTGATATTATGTTTGATTCAAAAGGTAATCCATATGTATTAGAAGTAAATGCTTCCCCAGGTACAGATGGTATTGAAGAATTAACAAATGAAGATATTGTCGGTAAAGTAATGGAGTTTTCAAAAAATACTATCAATTGGAATAGACCTTCACAAGAAATTGGTGTTGTTGAAACTATAGAAATTGATGGCATTGGTCAATTACATGCTAGATTTGATACAGGAAATAGTTCTGATAGTTCCTCATTGGACGCACAGGACATTAAAATAGATAAAGACAGTATATCATGGGTTACAAACGGTAAACGCCTAACCAGTAAGAAGGTGAAGGATGTTAGAATGAAAAGTAATACATCTTCTGATGATAATACTGATGAAAATAGAAGACCAGTTGTTTCATTAAATATTTCATTTGAAGGTGTTTCTTACGAAGATGTTTTATTTAATCTCAATGATAGAAGTCATAAAACTACACCAGTATTAATTAATAAAGATTTTATGATTCGTTCTGGTAGTGTCATCAATCCAGCAAAGGTTTATAGTGTTACATCAAAACCCGATTATCTTAAAAAGAAAAAGAAAAAGAAATTTGAAAAAGAAGAACGGGAAGAAAATTAATGAAACTTAAAATATATTTAACTGAATCTAAAGAATATTTAGATTGGAAGGAAATTAAACAAGTTATAAAATTAGACTGTCAACCATTCCTCAAAGAAAAAGTTATTTTGTATAGAGGTGGGGGTTATTTTGGTGATGGTATGATATATAAGAAATTAAGAACAGACAGAATACCTACTGATTTACCGAGGAAACTTCATGATGCTTTTGATAATGTAACAAATAAAAAATATGGATTTAAGGCAAGAAGTGAATCTGTATTTGCAACACCAAATATTGTTACTGCTAATAGATATGACAAACCAAATTTAATATTCCCTAAAGGTGATTTTAAGTATATATGGAGTCCAGATATTAAAGATTTATTTTATAGTTGGTTACATAGTTTTAAGAAAGATGTTAAATTTTTACATGATAAAGAACTTGATGAATATTTTGAAGATTTTATTGATATGTTTTATCAACCATATGGATTAAAAGATATAAAAAAATATGATGTAGAGGTTATGATACATTGCCCAATGGGATATTATTTAGTGAATACTGATTATGAACAACAGATAAGAAAGGAATTTAATATTAAGTGAATAAAATATATATTGATGGGATTGGTCTTCACAGTGGTAAAACTGTTGGGGTTACTCTTATACCAAATTCAAACCACGGTATAAGATTTTTCAAAAATTCAATACCCGTCACTAAAAATGTGAATAGTACAGAATTATCAACTTCTATTGGAACAGATAATAAAATATCAACAATTGAACATTTCATGTCATTACTATACGCATTAGAAATGTTTAATGTTGATATTGATGTGGTTGGTAATGAGATGCCAATATTAGATGGCAGTTCAATTGAAATATATAATAAAATGTTAGAACAAGATTTTATAGTTGATTGTTCTAATAATCCACCCCCAATTGTAATCACTCAAGATTTGAAAGTTACAAAAGGTAATTCATATATAAAAATATCCCCATGTGAGAGGACAGAAATTGATTTTATTATTGATTTTGATCATCCATTGATCGGTGAACAGAAATATAACTTTGTATTGACACCAGAGACATATATAAATGAAATTGCACCAGCAAGAACATTTGGTTTCTATAGAGAATATGAATATCTTAAATCAATAGGTTATGTTAAAGGTGGTTCATTGTCTAATGTCGTTGTCTTAACAGATGATGGAATAATGAATGTTAATGGTTTAAGATTTCCTGATGAGTTTGTAAGACATAAGATATTAGATTTGATTGGTGATTTTAGTTTATTAGAACGTCCATTTATAGGTAAAATTGAAGCATATAAGTCAGGACATACACTCAATAATGAAATGGTAGAATTGATTAAAATGACATTATGCAATTAAACATAATATCATTTATGGTGTTATAGAAGTGATAAAAATTAATTATTTTTTATTTCTCTTTCTGAATTTCTTTCTGTTTCTAGCAGCGTAAGCTTTCCCCCTGCGGTTTACACATTCTTCAAATCTACCAGTAATTTCATTGAATCTACCAGTTGGAATATCCCCATAATCTTTAGTGAAGTCACGATGAACAATTCCGTCAATTTTATGAATATGCCAACATTTATGTTCAATTATTACATCTACAGTTTTATAAAAAGTCATATCAATTCTCCCAAAAGAAAGGGTTATCACCAACTCACAAACTTAGTATAACCTTTCTTGATTATAAAGTCAAGAATTAAAAATTAACTCTCAACCCAAATATTTATATTATCCCACACCCTTTCATTGATAATATCATCTTGTAAATCAACCCTCGTTCTATTGAACCACCCTGTATGTTGGGTTTACGTTCTTCAACCAACAACCATCGGGTTTAGTGTTCAACAGCAAAACGATTTACAAATTTTTCAAATATTTGTCCACAATTTCTTCAAGATCAGACCACAGTAATCCATCACCTTGTGCAACAGAATTCCGAACGGCTAACATGAAGTCCATATAGTCTTGAGTATTTCTTGTGGAATTTTCAAATTTCTTAAATGCGGATTCAAAAGCTAATTTTTTCATAGTTTCTATTCCCCTACTAATTTATTAGTTAATTCCCACCCAAATATTAGATTAAAATGACACATCTTTTTTGATGATAAATGGTGTTCCAATATTATTAATAGACCATAACATATTACATTCAATACATTTTTTACAATGTTTTGATACTTTAGGCATTCGTTTTTGTTTGTTTTCCTTTGCACCACAATTTGGACAATTCATTAGTTAATCCTCCACTCAAATATTACCTTATGCCATACAATCATAACCATCATGGTAGACAGAACAATTATTTTCTTTACAGTATTTCCGCCAGATATCTCGTTCTTTAGCTTCTTCCATCAAATCCTCATAACGGTCAATTAAAGAATATCTACGGTCATCTGAAGCATTGTAGGCATTACCTAATGATTTAGCAGTTTTCTTCAACCATTTCAATAATTGAACATCTGACATTTCTTTTGGATTTTTCATCATTTATCTCCTAAAAGAAAATAATAACCCATTTGATGAATAATGTCAAGAAAATTATTAACCTTCATATACATATGGTTTGTTCCACTTACCAATATTGATTTCAGTATAAAATCCAACGTCAAAGTAATCAGTCATTCTATCCGAATTGTCATAATTACCAATATTCATAGCTTCATTTACTTCACTAAGAAATGCGGCTGCCTTAGGATTATCTTTATAATGATCTTGGGGATTATCTTTATAATGATCTTGGATATGATATTGATTAACTTGTTCGTAACCACGTTCTGAACCCTTCAAAAAGTCAATTTTACCTTTACGAATATTTAACACCAATACTTGATAATGATGAACAGCCAGAGTGGCACTGATTCCATATTGTTTACAGATTTCTTTGATTTTAGGGGCGAGTTCTTTTTTCATTTCTTGAGACATATAAGCCATAATTTTCTCCCAAAAGAAAGGGTTATCACCAACTCACAAACCAATTATACAGGAATGGTGTGATAAGGTCAAGATATTTTATTCATGAATTTCCCTTACAACTTCAGCATCTTCAGCGTTATTAATAATGTGATATGCGGCATCAATTTTAATATCAAAGTGAACATATTTGTCGCCTTGCATACCTTGCTCAGAGTAACCCATTTCATCTACCAGACCATACTCATCGTCAAGATAGTTAATAACATCTTCTTCAAAAACACGGTCAGTGTAAATAAGACCGTCTTTACGGACATCCCAATCATTCTCATCAAAATGAACCTCAAGAAATGCCCAACGACCATACATGACATCATCAACGATTTCAATTTTAATTTCTTTGATACGAACTTTACGGGCAGGAACATTACTCCACAGAGATTTTGCACCGAAGTTGAACCATACATCTTCTGTTGGGATGGTGTATACTTTATTCATATCAAATCTCCTAAAAAGAAAAAGGATTATTACCAACTCACAAGAAGATAATAACCCATATTTGAAATGGAGTCAAGAGTTAATTTGGTGCTGCCTCCAAACATTCCGTCATTTGTTTTGCAGCAAAATCATCAATCACTTGTTGACGATATTTTTCTTTAACCCTTTTTACTTTATATGCATCTATGATTATTAGAGTAACTAATTCATCAATTGTATCATATTGACTATTATGTTTCTTGGCATATTCTTGTTGTTTTTTAATCATATCTTTCATTGGTGTTCCATTTTGTCTATGTATCATAATGTTTTCTGATACAGTGTAAAATATTGAACATACTTGTCTATCTTCTGCGGTAATTTGTCCAAATGCCGAACCACTCATAATAATAATTAATAGACATACTAATATAATATTTTTCATATTAACTCTCCCTTTTGAATGGTAACTCAAATGGAAGGATTGATTGTTGAAAACCAGATGCACCCATGTGTCCACCACCCCCATATTTTTTTGCAATACTTCCAACATCTACATTTTTCTTATCGGTATACATTGATATGGTCCATTTACCGTTTGTAAAGCCAAAGGTTAATACGGCATCATAATCCCTATGATTGAACTTAGAATCAAACAGTTGTGAATTGATATTCATTGCATTTGCTGCCAAAAACCTATGATTTTCAAAATACAAATCAAATGAATGTGATTTACAATATGATTCATTCAATTGTGTCTGGTAATCATAACAAATATCCCCAATTCTTATAATTTCATCATATAAATCTTCATCTTCTTCAATAATTTTTTTCCAGAATAACCTATCATCAGCATTAGGGTCTTTGAATCTAATACCTGTCTGATAAATTAATACATCTTCATGGAAATCCAAATCCCATACATCATATCTACCAATCAATTGAATTCCTCTTGGATAGATTTTATCAGCTGTAAACCACTCCCATGTTAATTCACATCCAGCATCACCAACTCGTTGAATTCCTTGAAATGATTGTCCTGATTTTTTCATATCTTCAATTGCTGTTTTATGATGATCTATCCAAATAAAATTATCTTCACCGACAATTTCTTTGAGTTTAATCATATCGGAAAATGGTTGAAGACCAAAATCAACCATATATACTTTCTGTGCTCGCTTAATAAGATTCCAAGGAACATCATATCCATAGTTCATTTTATACATCTGACATTCTTTACCAAGATTTTCTTCAAAGTATCCTACAATTGCTCCTGCACTAATTCCATCTGCGTCATTATGATGAATTACTAGATTTTCAATATCTTTTTGTTTCATTGTGTTAATCCCTTCTTATATGTAATGTATTTTTTATAATTTATTTCTTCATCAATTGTAAAATAATCATATTCACATTCAACATTAATAAAATGTCTTTGTATGTATTGTGACCATTCAGTTTTTTTGGGTAATGTTGGGTATATATTCTCATCTAATGATATATTAATATGATATATGATGTCATCTAACATTTCTTTTATATGAGATTTTACTAAGTCACCTCTATCATTTAATGTAAGTGATATTTTATTACCTTTATTATCAATCATATAACCATTTTTGAAGGTAACATCTTTAGCATCATCAAAAAATGGAATAATGAACTTCTTCCCTTTATATTCACTATAATATTCATCACGATCTATATCAACAAAGACTTTTCTGACAAATTCTTTGTGGTAATTCCCCGTATTTGATTTTTGCCAATACTCAAATATAGGTAAACCCTTTTGTTCAATGTGTCCATATATAAATGATTCTTGATTATATTCCAATGAAAATTGTGTAAGGTCTTTTATAGTAATGTTGGGGATAAAAAATGAATGTTCTTTCCCACCAAAATGTCCATCAATTACCCTATAACCATATCGTTTAGTAGATAGATGTTCTTTGAATTCATCTACCAATAATTTATTCTCTTTTGGTGATATCAATTCCCCCATCGGATTTTCAGGTGTCATGATCCCAAAAGTTTTAATTGTTGGTTTATATCCCGCTAATGCCAATTTTAATTGAGAAGATGTAGATTCATTTATATATTTTGACAACTTACTCATTTAATTAACCTTTCTTTTATTTGATAATCTCCTTTTAGGAATGGTAAGATAATTGTTTTTCTCCACTTTTTCACCATATAAACATAATTATTGATATCTTTTGGATTTCTTCCCATACCACGATTATATGATAATATTGCCTTTTCCCAATTACCTTTCCTGTATGATAACATAGATATAAAATAATGTGAACCAACCTCAATATTAAATTTGTTATCAATTAATAAATCAATAATTAATTCCTCATCTAATGGCATCCTATCACCATATTTCTTTTTGAATATATAAGGGAACTTCTTATTTACCCATTTAGCTGTTGGAACTTGGACTTGCATTATCCCCAATGATCGTGGTACACCTTTAGAGTTTATATCACCAACCACCACGCCATGTCGTCTCCAATGTGAACCATTACACCATGATTCTTGATATGCAATAGAAGCAATTGTTTCCCCCCATGTATCACCATATATCTCAATTTTATTACTAATATCATATACCATTTGAATACATTTAACTTGTTCCTCTTCTAAAGTCACTATATTTTTAGCATATGATGTAGTATTTGTTACCAAAAAAAAGACTGCCATTATGACAGTCATAATTATTTTATACATAATTAAGTATCCTATTTGTTCTCTAAATCTTTTATTCGGGCTTCTAAATCTTTTATTTTTAATTCTAACATCATTGTATCACCTTCAATAGTTGGGAATCTTTCTTTATTTTTCTCCCCTTCATCTATCAAACCACCACTAGCATATAATGAATTATTTATTGATATTAAATCATTTTCTAATCTAATTAATAATTCATCCATCCGATCAAGTCTATTTGTTATATTTTCTAATTCATAACTTTGATTGGCACCGACATAACTATTAGAATTTACATCATAAGATAAAGTAACTCCATCAATTATACCACCACTAATTACAGTTTGTCCACTTATTTCATTTGGGATATTATCTGATATACCTAAACGATATAGTGCGTCCTCACTTAATTCTTCTTCCATTATTTTACAACCTTATATACTGATTTATTTAATAATTCCATATAATCTTTTCTCCACTCATCAATTTCCGTTTGAAGGTTTTTTACTAATTTCTCTGATTCACTTTTACCAGAATTATAACCACTTTCATATCCATATTCATAACCTTGATCATATTCAGCGAATGGTCCATCATAGGCATCTTCATTTTGTTCTTTCATCCCATCTTCAAATCCAGCCTCATAACCTCTAGTATAATCTTGAGTATTTCTAACTACATATTGTTCTTGATCATAATCCCCATCTTCATCATCGTCTTCCCAAATATCATCCTCTTCATGCCAATCAACTTCATCACCAATACCAATACGAGATAATGCTGTATCACTTAAAGAAGAAAAGTTATCATCTTCTACAATTTCATCATCTTCATGTTCAGAGAAAGTTGAGTTTTCAAACATTGTTGGTTCATCTGGATTATTGAGTTCGTTAATGAATCTATCAAGAAACTTATCATTTGAAATATATTCTTTAATGTATTCATCATAATTAAATTTCTGATAATAATTCTTGAAATCATCTTCATCATTCATTATGTATTCCTTCCATATAATGTCATCAATAATTCTGTTCGTTTACCTTTGTTAAATTGATTTGGAATATTACTTTCTTTTTCCAATCTTTTTAATATAATTTCTGTTTGTGTATAATATGATGTAAACTCTTCCATTGATATTCCACCATATTTAATTTGTTTAAGTATATTGGCACTTTCTAACGGGTATGTAACATATCCTTTTGATAATAATTCTAATGCTTCAACCAATGTCCTCAATGAATGAGATAGTGCTTTCCAATCAACATCATTTCTATTTTCTTTTGCTCTTAATCCATATCTTTGTATATTTCGTTCCATTCTATCAATAAATTCAGATAATGGAATAGTAATTTGATATTTTTTGTTGAGAATATTCAAATACATATTTCCTTTATCATCACTATCAATAAAAATATCATCATTATTAAGTGAATAAATCAATTCTTCAAGGTCAAGATCTCCTAATTTTAGATATTCATCTCCTAATGTTAATGTTGAAATGTATTCTAAGATTTGTTCCAATAATTGTAATCTATTACCTTTTTGACTATATTTGATTACTTGACTTTTTGAAAAACCTGTGTAACTTTTAATGTTTTTAGGGTTAAATAAATAGTATCCATTTGTCATCACTGGTATTATTTCATTATTAACATATAAAATCATATCAGCGTTTAGACTAGAAAATAAAATTGATAAGGCATTTGAATCACCTTTTTCTAGTAATCTAAACCATTTCTGGATTGACCATAAGTTAATATCAATATCATCTTTTGAATTTTTATCTTTATCATTAGATGTATATTTTAGGTCATCAACTATATTCCCACATAATGCACTTTCTTCTGTTGGTAGAAATATACCTCTTACGTCAATATCAGATGTTTTACCGTCTGTTCCATGTAATTTAGAACCAGAATAACATAAAAACAATAATTTATGTGGTAATGTTAATGACGAAGCATATGATAAAATACGACTTTTATCCCACATATTATATTGTTCCTTTTCTTCTGTTATTTCGGGTCTTTTTCCAAAATCAATAGAACTTCCCATTGTAAATCCTCATCATCTTCATCAACATCAAAAGAACCCACACTGAGTTCATAAATAACACCTCTAGCACCATCATAAGTAGCAATATGCCCAACTGTATGTGCATATTGTTCATATAAATCAAATGGTTCAATATCATCACCATCTTCACAGAAAGTTGGGTCCATTAACATAACTTCACCTTCTGCTGTTGCCGTTTCTCTGTAATATACTTGAAATACTTCCAAAGCAGTATCTAAGTTTTCTTCAATATAAATTAGAAATTCTTCCATTATGCCACCTTCAAATCACTCATTTTTTGAGTATATTTTTTATTTGTAAGTATATCAATACATGTAAGATTGTATCCGAAAACACAAGCACTGTCAAGATTGATACGGTCTTTATATTTTTTATTATATTCATCTAACTTATCGGGCTCCATTGGTGTATGACCATGAACTACAGTCTTACCTCCTGCAACCTCTCCATCATAAAACAAAAAGTCTTGTCTTATCCATAACATATCTTCTTCTGTTTGATTTTCTAATGGATAATTAGGGTCAACTCCTGCATGAACAAAAACATAATCATTTTCTGTATGTATGATATTTAGATTATTAAAAAAATCTTGATGTGATTGAGGAAACATTTCAAATGAGAATGTTTGTTGACGGTTAGTGATACCTAGATGTTTACGGTATGAATCTAATGTTGAACCACCACCATTCAAGACAAATATTCTTGCCATTTCTCTTTCACCATCACGAAATCCTCTCAACATCATATCTTCGTGATTACCTTTCAGGAATACACAATCAAAATTATTTGATAATTCTATAAGGAAATCAACAACTTCAAATACATTTTGACCACGATCAATATAGTCTCCTAAAAAGATCAATTTGTCATCTTTGGTTAATTTTATTTTATCTATGAGTTTTTTAAGTGTATCGGCACATCCATGAATGTCACCAAATACTAGTAGTCGTTGCATATCATTCTCCTAATTCTATAATTATTTTTTATCATAACATAGAATTAGGAGAATAGTCAACTTATGAAAGGAATTTTTCTGATAATTTGGTCTTTTTCTTGACTTTCATTACTTTTTTGGGTTTAGTTGATTCTTTTACGGTTTTATTTTTAGGTTTAACTACTTCAACCTTTGCTTCAACTTTTGTTTCTTCTTTAATTGGTTCAGACATTAAACTTGTTGCAACAACTTTGGTTGGTTGTTCTATTGTAATTTCATCTTCCCAAGGTACAAATATATTTTCACCAACAATGACTTCAAGTTTACCATCAAAATTAATAGAATCAGTTAATGTTAATAATTCTGAAATATCAACAGTAACCTCATTGTCATCTAATTTTCCTTCAAATACTAAACTTATACCATTTTCTGATATAGGTATAATCAATCTTGGATTAGGTATATCAGAAGAACCAACAACATTAACTTGAAACTTTAATTCAGTTGATTCATCTGGATTTATTTTAATAGACATTATAATTTCCTCATATTTAAGTATTTCGCAGTAACACGAATATTGTTCTTCTTCTTATTTATCTTAATTGATGCAGTAACAACAATTTGTTTCCTTGGAAGAATACCCCCTCCACCAAATCCACCCCCATTTGGCACATCTATATATTCAATTTTAGGACAACGTTTTAACCAATTTGGAAAAATCATGGTACAGGAATCCTAATACGACAATCACCTTGAATTTGGAACTCTTTCAACGGTGTTATGCCATCATCGTCATAAATTGTTGTATGTGTATCATCGGGTGTAACAACAGCTTTATTTGTTTCAATTTTTCTTAATAATTCCATTGTTTCTCTTGATGTTATTCCACCTTCAAACATTTGACCCCAAGCATCATTACTACCCGAACCCATATATCTATCAGCATCAGACAAAGTAGGACCGCCATCACATCTAATCACATAATTTATCTTTGCATCATATCCAACAAAATCATAACGATACCATCCATCACCAATTTCATCCATACTCTCATCAGTGACCATTAATTGACCATCACTTACTCTTCTTACTCTAATAGTAGGTGTTAATCCTGTTGCTGGTATATCTCTATCTGTAAAAAATGCTGTTATATACATAATTATCCTTAATATGTTAATAAGTATATTAAATAATCTTTAAGTGTTGTTCCTTCTTGATCTATTACATAACCCATAAATGTATATTCAGTTGTATCTAAATCCATAGCTTGAATATCATCTCTCCATAAGGTTAACCCAACTTCAAGAAACTTAATTCTGTTATATTCACAATAATCCCAATAAGGCATTAACATATTAACCACCTCATCATGAGTTTTATCAGGATTATATTGTTTCATAACTCCAATTGTGAATATTTGAATATAACCAATAATATATTCACGAGCTTTAACTCGTTCTTCTACCATCATTGCCATGTCAGTAGGATTACTTTGATCGTATGTTTTATCTTTTATAAGAATATCCATACTTTTTGAACCATCTGTTTTGATATAATTCAATATTTCTCTTCTTCTAGTGATTATATTATTTTCATCAGCATCAAATATAAATGTAATTATTGCCATCAATTCATTATTATAAAAATATTCACTTTTTGTTGGTCTACCATCAATACCACGAGTTACCTTTTTTTCAAGATATATTTCTGGTTTTAAGTCTCTCTTAAAATCAATATAATTAATTTTAGAATCACTAAAAGGTTTATCAATGTATGGAGCAATACGATATTCGGATGTATCGTCAATATTTAATACATCTTTAAGATCTTCAAACTTATAAGGTATTAATCCAACACTATCAAAATTGATTACTGGTTCTAATCCATCTTCAATCTGTTGTTTAGTATCAAAATAATATTTAGATACTTCATTTAACCATGACTTGATTGCCATTGCTTTTGGGTTATTTTTTGATATTTCATAATTTAATAATATTACTTCATCAGCAGTAAAACTAATTAATTCTTTGTACGAAACATTTAATATATCTAATAATTGTCTTTTTGTCATATTATATACTCACAAACTTAATTTTGTCAATTGCAATATCGCCGTCATAATAGCCACCATCTTCAAATACAAATCGTAACATTACAGCATCCCAACTGGAAGCATCTATTGTTCCTGTATATAAAAACGGGTCACTTTGATTTGATTGTTGTTCACCATCTCTTCGCCATCTTTCTGTCCATATACCATCACTATCTTTTGATTGTAATACTAAAGCTCCTATACCATCACCAAACATATGATAATAAAATGATACTTCTGTTAATATTCTAAAATAACTTGTACTCATTTGACCATAATTTCCAGTACCATAGTTTGGATTAGATTTTTCACCAAATAAATAATATCCATCCACACCAGAATTAGGTCCTGTTCCATTAGAAGGTGTTCCAGCATCACTTGTCATAAAGAAATCATCAACACTATTAATATCACCAAATACTTCTAATGTCCAATTACCATCAAATGCTCCTAAACCACTTCCACCATTAAATCCCCATTCGTATGTTCCTTGAGGACCTGTTCCCATAGCACTGTCTATAACTTTAATTGTTGGAACATTACCAAAACTTTGTGTACTACCCTTCGTCATAACAATATCAGTTTCTATTTGGTTTGATGAACCTGCTGTAATATTAACTACCATTTGATTATCTGTTATAGAATCAAACCCATTTACTGTAATTTGAGGTCCAAAGTTTAATGTAACATCAGGGTCAAAATTACCGCCATTAATTATTATGGATTTATTTTCATTTTGTCTTAATACAATACTTTCAGATGTTGATATATAAGGTCTTGTAGTTGAAGCATCTTCTTCTACAATTTCTGGTATTGTTGTTATATCATTACCATATACATAAGTTAATGAAGATATACCCTTAAATGTCATATATTCATCAAATGATCTTGAATCAACACCAAAATCCAATACTCCAACGAATCTAATTGGTGTTAAGTTTTCACATATAAATCCGACTATTACACCATTATCAACAATTTTAGTAGTTACATCACTAAGATATATTAAATTAGCTGAATTGAGGTTTGTTTCTGTCTGTGCTGATATTGATGATAAAAAATCCATTTTAATTCTCCGTATACTTTAACCAAGCTGTTACAACATTTGGACTTTCACTGTTAGCAGCGGCTGTTGTTCTAAAGTTTATATAATCTCCATTAGATATAGAAACTGGTGTAAAACTATCATTAGTTGCACCTTGACCAGTAGATACTGTAACATCACAGTTAGATCCTTGTAATGTTCCATTATGTACCAATTCAACTGTAGCTGTACCAGCACCAACCCTTAACGACATTGCAACAACTGTACATGAATATCCAGATGGAACATATATAGTAACACCACCATCATTAGGGGTATTTGCACCATTACCATAAGCCCATTCATATGTTCCCGCTGCAATTGTTTGATTTTCTTCTGCCCAAACAGGTATCATATAAGTATTTTTTGGTCTGGTATAATTTACTGTAGCACTACCACTTCCGCCATCAGTTGCAGTTAAATCACCTGTAAAATTAATGGTTGTATGTGGTGTATTAGGTATTGATGTACCTGAATCAGCAACAATTATTGAAGTACCTGAACCATCAGTTCCAGCTTTTGCAACTAAATCCCATCCAGTATTTGGTGAAGCAGGTGTACCAGGATTAGTTGTTGTTCCTGTTACAGTACATACAAAACAAGAACCATTATATTCAACGGTATCATTTTCATTATATGCTTGTGAAGACCATGTTCCTTGCCATTCCAAATCACCAGAAGGACCTGTTGCTCCTGGAGCACCATCATCTCCTTTTATACCTTTAGAACCTTTTGTATTAAAAATTGTAATATTACATCCTTCTGGTATAGTTTTCATTGATCTATTACCAGAATATCTTACTGTTTGTACTCTAATTTTATCATCTTTACTGATATCTAATGGTACTGTAATAGAACAGGATTCTTGTGCTGGATCTGAACTATAATTAAATGTTGATATTTTAAGATTAGGTACATCAGAAAAACCCGAACCAGTATCTAATTGTATAAAAGCATTTGCTCCAGTTCTTCTATTACCATCTCTGTCTATTGATACTGTTATACTAACAATATACTTTCCATCTTCGTTAAATGTTACTTCACCACTTGATAATGAAAAATAAGGATTGGATAGTCTAACAGTATTGAAATTGATTGTTATTCTTGTGTTAGTAAATGATTGTGAACTTGTAGGATAACAAGAGAACATTGCACTTGCACTTTGTTCCCAATCAGAAGATACATCAGGTGCATTTGATAAATCACCTTCTGTTGTTGCTGTTACAGCAGAAACACATTTATATTCTGTACCTTGCCAAAATACAGTATCACCAACAGAATAGGAATTCATTTCACTGTATATCCCTATTCCATCAACTAGTGATGCACCTGTTAAGTTTTGATTTTTTAATTGATTTCTATTGATTTGTGTCACAATATTATCCTATATGAAGGGGCTGAATTAACAGCCCCTTTATTGTATTACTAATTATTCGTCTGTATAATCCATAATAATAACATCACCAGTAGTGATTGTTTGTGCTGCGGTAAATGTAACTTCACCAGTTGTTGTATTTGTAACAGTATAATCAGTTGTTAAAATCTGACGAACACCATTCAAATATACAACACCATTAGCAAAACCAGTAGAAGGTGCTGTTGTTAATGTTGCCTTCTGTCCAGCTACATCAAGAGTTGCAGGATTATTATATTTTCTTGCTGATGTTTTTGAATTAACATACTCAACAGTAGCAATAGCAAGATTAACAGTACCATCTGGTGTATGACCAATACGATAACTATTAACTGTATTTCCAAGATCAAAGTTAGTTGCATTTACAAGGAAATTACGAGAAATATTTGCATTGAAATCTTGATTCGCTCTAATATTGAAATTAGAAATCTCAGTACCAGCAGCATTACCAAAATAAATATTCTCTGCATAGTTTGTTGTATCATTATTACCAACAACCGAAAACTCAAATAATTTCATGTCGATTGAAGTGGTTTTTGTTAAATCTCCACCTAACTCAACATAACTTGAGTTCATTGTTAAACCATTTCGTGCTTGTGCTGTACTTGTTGCAATGTTAGCTTTTAATTCTACCAATGCGTTGATAATAGCTTCATCAGTAAAATCAGCTCTAAATTGGTCAATAACATCACCAACAGCAGTACCGTTACCATTACCATAGTTAGTAGTAGCTTGAACTGCCAATGGAATAGCAGCTGAACTAGTAGCATTTGTTACTTCATTATCTTTGAAAGTAATATCATCTCCACCCAATACAAATTCAGTATTAGTTGATGTGAAAGTTCTACTACCTGTAATTGATGATGCTAATTCAAGACCTGTTGCTGAAACTTCAAGACTTGTTCCATTAGTATTACCAATTCTAACTTGCATGTTGTTTGCATTAACAGTTAATGAATTATCTGCTGATACAACATCAAAATCAGTACCATTTTTAACTAAACCAGCACCAGCAGTAATATTTCCACTTACATAGGTTGCTAATTTTAATGGTGTAACAAAATCAGTATCATTTGTACCAGTATTTGTAATTGCCTGAGTTGCAATCTTTGCCACACCCAATGTTGATTCTGTTGCTTGGGTACGGTTTGATTCAGCAACCATCCAATCTGAATCTGTTGTTGCACTTGGATTGTCAACCAAAGCAATAAGTAAGTCCTCAACATTAACATCACGAGAACCACCACCAATACCATTTTGTGCTGCGGTGATACGGAATGAATCACCTGCTTGGATTGCTACCCCACCATAAGTTGTTGGATAGTTTCCTGTTGTAGTTGGATCATAAGCCTCTGGTGTTTTAAGACTACCATCTACTAATTGGTCTACATACGATTTTACCGCATCGGCTCTAACAAGTTCATCACTTCCAGCTGATACAGTCAAATCTGTTGTATACGCATTTGTTGTACTTAACTGTTCAAAATCTATAGAACCGTCAAGTATCTGTGTATTACCTCTAATTTGTGCCATATTATTTTTTCTCCTATTTTATATTTTATTTAATTAAAATTACATATTATATTACATCTTAATTATTTATACATATAAGTTACTTGTATTTTATCTCCAATTGTTAAAAGAGATAATTGTGTATTTGTAAAAACTATTCTATTTGTTGATGCATCTATTGTAAAATCTTCATTTAATCCTTCAAATAATATCAACCCATTCATATTAACCAAATGTGGTTCATCTTCTTCTATATCTTCTACTAAAGGTAAATAACCATTTGATATTATTGTTGAATCTATTATAAATGTCTCTATTTGTTGTGAAAATAAGTTGCCGCCTGATTCAAAATATGCTAAGTTATTCCAATCAGTTACACCATCACCAAACTTAATTTTAATAGTATCTTTTTCAATACATAATTCGCCTTCAGCAGGGGTAGGATTGTTTGCCGTCCAATTCGCCGCAGTATCTCTTCTTAGTTGTATCTGAACAGCCATTAACTAGATCCTCCATCTATTGGTGATATTGCCACATTATCATAAATTGTATTGGCACAGCCACCTTCTATATTTATCATATCTCCACCTTCTCTTACCCATAATCCACCAGCATCATCAGATACTTTTTTCCATATTGTGAAGGGAGTTGTATTCTTTTGTGTATATCGTGTTCCACTCGGACAATGATATAATAAAAACTCACCATCTGAATTCAATGGTACAGCAAGATTAGGATCACCATCATATCCTAATTGTGTTCCATCAGGCATTGATGTATCTTTATGGAATAATATTGATCGTCTTTCTACTTCAAATAATAAATCATCAATCAATGCCATTAGATTATTTCCTCAATTGTTATTGTTGATTCCTGTGAACTTGAATTAGCAGCACTGGTATCAAGAATCTCCACTTCTGTTGGGTTTATATTAGTATTATTTATCGTCCATCCATTAACGACAGGTGGAGTTGTTCCTATTGGATAAAATACCATATTAGGTTTGAAACTCCATGTCATTCTTAATTTAGATGTATCAGTAACATATGTATCAAGATTAGTTGTTGTTGCAAATGCTGCCAATGGAAGATCTCTTGAAATAAATCCACCAACAACCTCATCACCAGTAATATTTGCACTTAATCCAGCATTGTTAGTAGGAACAGTTATAAATGTCCATGCACCAGTTCCACCTATATCACCATCAGTTAATATAATTCGTCTTGTCCATATTTTAGGTCCACCAGTAAATCCAGTTCCATCCCACGTTCCTGATACTGGAATATCTATATCTGGCGCTGATGAAAGATTTTGATCACTAGTGGCAGTTATAGTATAATATATACCATTAGGAGAAGTTCTCATTCTTGTTACAGGTTGACTAACAGTAATTGTTGGTGATACATTAGCTACTTCTATAACTTTATTAAAATATGATGTTGCTCCATTAGCTGTTCTTGTAGCTCTTATTCTAAAATTAGTTACACTATCATTGTAATGAGAAACATTATTAAATACTATAACTTTATATTCACTGTAACTTGTTTCATCATCTGGAAAAAAGAAATCATTATTTGGACTTGTATATAATATTGTGTCAAAATCATTTACAATTGTATATTGTCCACCTTCTTCATGATTCTTAAATGCTGTTTGTCCTGTTGGATATCTTGTTCCATTATCAACAAAAGAAGGATATAAATCATTACATAACACCGTATTAATTCCATCTACAGAACCATTATCATTAGTATTAACAATATTACCTCTTGTATGGTTATTATTATATGAAGTTAATCTAGCATATTGAGTAGATTGAGTTGTTCCTGTGTGTCTTATTGTTGTAGTTATTGTTGCGTGATGAACAGTTCCCCAATTTAATTCAGTTGTAGATAAATCAATGTAATTATATTGACATGCACCATAATCATATACTTCCAAATGAGTTGGTTCTGCTTCATTAGGATCAAAATTAACAATAATATCAAAATGATCACCATATTTAACTTCTGTTTGACCAGAAGGATAACCACCTGTAAATACTGTATCTAATATCACAGGAATAGGATCAGGACCAACAATTATAGTATGATATGCTCCATCTTCATGTTTAGCAGTTATTGTACCAGTATTCATCGTTAATGTAGCTGTTCCATAATATGATGTAGGATTTTGGTTTGCATTAGTTGACCATGTTACATCAATTCCATTTACTTTAACATTAGGACGCACATGTGTATGTCCAGTATAAGCAAATACACCAACAGTGATTTCAGTTACATCTGGACTTGCAACAGCAGAAGCAACTGCTGTATTGTTTTCCGCCATTGTTGTTGTGATATTACCAGTATTTGGAGTTAAAGAATAAATGAATACAGAACCATTTATACTTGCCCCACCAGAACCTTGTTTTGTTACAATAATCTGCATTAAATATTAACCTTATTAGAATATATTTTCTTTAATTATAATAGTATTTATATCCTAACATCTACCGAATTATCTATTTTAGATTTTTTAATAAACCATCAGCAAAACCCATCTCAATTGCTTCTTTTGCATCAAGATATGCGTTTCTACTAATAAGATTCATTATTTCATCATTATTTAATTTTGACCCTTCACATATTTTATCAACAAATAAAGAACGACATCTTTGTAATTCTTCAATCTCAATTTCAATATCGGGAACAGAACCTTCCATACCTGCTGATGGATTATGTAACATCAATCTGGCATGTTTACTCATAAATCTCTTTCCTTTAGTTCCTGATGAAAAAATCAATTGTCCTGCACTCATTGCCTTTCCAATACAAATAGTTTGAATATCACAAGTTAACATATCCATCATATCCACAATTGAAAATGCTGCAAATAAATCTCCACCATAACTATCTATAATTAAAGTGATATCTTGTAATGGATCATCTCGTTGTAAACTTATCATTCCAATATTAATATCTTGTGCTGTCATTTCATTTACTTCACCTGCAAGATAAAGTATTCTTCCGTGATACCTTGTTGATTTCTTTTCATCATCTCTCGTCATATTATTTTTCAATCTCCGATTTCTTAAATAGTATTGTTTGTAACCATAGTAATGTTGATATTGGTGTTAATAATATACTCATTATAAACAACATTCTTAATTCTTTCTTGGTGTAATCATGAACGACTAAAAGAAAGTTTATATTTTTCCTCATAGTTATTATGGTTATAAGTGTTTGTATCAATAACATTATAAAATATATTGATAATCCAATTATATATGGATTTGTCATGAATTGTATAAATTGTTCCATTATTATTCCTTTTGATAAAAAAATAGGGTTATTAAAATCTAATAACCCCATTATATACCATATATGATATTTAGTCAATCTTTGTCATACAAAAATGTTCTAATTATTCGCTCGCCAATGTATTTTTGCATCTTACAAGATCATCCTTTGTAGTTAATCTCATTTTCTTTAATTTTTTCAATAACATAGTATCTTCATAAGACAGATACCCTCTTCTTTCCTGTAATTCGTCAATCTGTTTGTCTATAAGAGTGTATTCTTCCATATATCGTCTGAATACTGGATTCTCTCTTAATGGAGAACTCTCATCACCGAAAAAACTCTTACCTAACATTTAATCTTACCTCCGAATAGTTTTGTTTTCATTTAACCACCAAAAAATGCGTTAAATGATTGATTTTGTTCTAATATGTGTTCCTTTTTTGCTGGTTCTAAGAATGATAATAGTTTCTGTGTTAAAAACTTATCAATCATCTTATCTTTATCTGGCATTATACCGATTTTCTCAAACTCTTTTACCCACCTGTCATACATGATACATTGTATTCCATATGGATTTGGTTTGATATACACAAGTTTGTTTTTTGATTCATCTTCAATTTCAGGATATATATTATCAACTTTTAATTCTTTGATTAAATTATTATATGCTGCGGCAGCTTTAACATGATATGGTGTTCCTTTAATACATTCACCATTTACAACATATTTCTCCAATCCTTTGATACCTTTATTTTCTGATATTTCTTCTGTATATGCTGTTTTTGCTATCTTTTTATATTTGTTATAAGATTCATAAATAATATCATCTTCTTCATTTCTAAGAATCATTCCTAACATATCTTTCAATGCTTCACGAAATACAGATGGGGTTTCTGATCTAATAATCTCCAATCCAGTAACATCAATGTCATCACAAGGAACTCCTTCATTATTAACAACATGATATCCATATTTCTTTTTTTGAATGAATAATGCTGATTTACATACAATCTCTTGTTTGAATACAATTGAAAATATATCTTTGGTCATTTTTGAAGCATATTCACCTTGTTGTGTTTCTACATAAGCACATTCATTAACATAATTTTCTATAATTTTAGATATATTAAGTATAACTTCAGTTATTAGTTCATCATCTAATTCTTTTTTCCATTCAGTTCCCATAATTTGATCTATAAAATGTCCTAATTTAATGAAAACAGAATCAGTATCAATATATGCAACTAAATCACCTTCAATTTTTATATTAGTATCCACCTTACCTAACCGTGACAATTCATCTAAGACATTTTGATCTTTCCAATGATCTTCTCTAAACCATCTATTAACATATTTTTGTCCATCAATAATTGCTCGTCTACCACAAGAAGCAATTGCCTCTGATATATGAATATTAAAATATCTTGAATAAGGAACACCAGTAACACCATAAGCAGAGTTTAATACAATTTTAATCGCCCATTGTAGTGCAAAAAGGTTATTTGCTTTTGCCTCATGCTCTTTTTTCTTTTCTGGATTTCTTGCCCTATTAACTTTAAGTTTTGCCTCTTTCATTAAACCTTTAACAATTGATCGTTTTCTATATGTTTCTAATTCAACTTGAGAGAAATGTCCTTGTTTATGTTGAAAAAATATTGACCCACAAGGAGCAATAGTTAATAACCCTTTTTTCAGAGCATTATTAAACTTTTCTAACTTCTCACCCTCTATTGTTGATACTGTTTGTTGCCCAACTGAATCAGATAAATCAGGTTCTTTTAATAATTTGAATGGTGGAAACTTTCTATTAAATGTAAACTCAGTAATGGGAGTTTCACCTTGTGCAACTTCTTCAATATTTAATTCATCTCTTCCATTAAATATATCAATCTCTCTGCCAGTATGTTCATCAATATATGAAATAATTCGTCCATAATATGTCTCTGGTGACATGTTTAATGTAATTATGGCTGTAGGGTAGGAAGAAGCAATATCAAGGTCTACAATCCAATCATATTGTCCTCTTGACGGTTCTTTAACAAAAGCAGCAGGAAACCATGCTTGATGTCCACCTTTCAATCTAGGAGCACATAAATCATTTCTTCTGTAATGAGTTAACATTAATCCTTCAATCAATGCAACAGATGAATTGTAATTTTCCATTTGACAATGACACAATAATGAAAGGTTTTGTGCAAGTCTAATGTAACCTAATTTCTCTTCTAATTGATCAACCCTCATAGTATCAACAGCATTATAATCAACATATAAATTGAAATCTTCATTATAAAGATTTGATAAGTTTTCATATTGTGAATAATCTAACTTACCTTCTTCCAATTCTAACATTGCAATTGTATCAAGTTTATAATTTTCGGGATTTTTTGGAGTATACCATTTATATAAGGCTAGATAATCAATTACAGATACACCAGCAATATTAATACTCATTGCATTTGTATCCTTATCATCCCAACATCTTACTACATTAATAGGAGATAATTGATGCCAAATTGTGGTCTTTTCACCAAAGAGATTTTTTGAACGATTGATGAGATAAGGAAAGTCAAATCCACCTCTTCTGTTCATTTTGTTATCAGCAACAATATTCCACCCTGTAACAACATCAGGAGAATGTTTTTGCCACCAAGAAAAGAACTTATCTAATAAATCTCGTTCATCTCTACATTGATAATATTCTATACCATATTTGTTATCACCTGTATATTCTTTAAGACCCCAAGTAACATTACATACTCCACCCATACCTCTTACATTTATCAATACAACAGGAAATTTGGCTTCTTGTGCCTTTGGAAATCCTTCTTCTGAATGGACTTCAATATCAATAGAATAGATTTTTAATTTAGGAACTTCAATATCATCATCAGGAATGTGGTGATATTTTTCACATAGAAATTGAATATCAAAAGGAACTTCATTCTCAAACACTGTATTTTTATGAAGTTTTTGATAATCTTTGTAATCTTTTATCGCAGCAAATGTTCGTTTATTGACAGGAATACCATCAATAGTTTTAATATTAGATGATTTTGATTCATCTGCCTCATACACATATGGGACCCAATTCACGATATTAAATTCATCGTTACCTTTTGATTGTTCCCACAGATACATACGACTTCTTTTTGTGTCATAATAACAATTCTTATACAGATTACACCTACCTTTTGGATCAAATCCAGTGATATTTTTGTATCTATAATGACATATTCAAACTTATATGTAAATGTTAGAAAATATTATTTTGGTGCTTCTTCTTCACTGTCTTTGTTGGTTGGTTTTTTAGGTTTACCTTTTTTGGCAAATAATCCTGATACCTTTTTATCAGCAGCAGCAATTTTAGCATTATCATTTTCTTCTTTGAGATGTTTTTCTATAATTTCTTCAATATTCATGTTGTTCTCCGTTATTTAAGTAAATAATTTACCATACCCTGTGAACCTGTAATATCATTCATTGATGCTTTAGAACCAATAATTGTTAATGACATTGAATCACTCTTACTTATTTTAAATGATACAATACCTTTTTGCCAATCTTTAATATTTAAATTTGCTTGCCAAAAATCTTTTACACCTAAAACTGTTAATAATTCATCAATTGCTTGACGATCAGTATTAATCATATAAGATAATCTTCTGGAAAAAAATGATGTTAATGAATTTGGTAACATTGATTTTATTCTACTTAAATTACCTTCTATTTTCCAATTACCATTCATGATCATATTAATTACTTTTTTTACTTCTGGTGTATCATTACCTTTTCTTATATTAACATATACTTCCATTGGATTCATTTTACCCAATCCCAATATTTCATCAAATCCGAATTTATATAGTATATCTTTACCTTGACGATTTGGATTCAAACTACCTTTTTCTGTGATATCAATAAGTTGTTTTAATATTTTACTTCTTACATTTTGTTTATTTTTTATCAAAACAGGTAATAAATTGGAGAAAAATGATGCCTTTGCTCCAACTCCAAATTTAGAAGAAATTGCTATTACAGTTCCATCAGCTTTTTTTATAAACATTGAATCAACCCCAGAAAATGATGGGTCATCTGGAACTACAAATGATACTTTATCTTTAGATGATAATGCACCTGGTATTACCAATTCACCATTTAATGCAAGTAAACCAATAATTAATTCACCTAAATATTTCCCTAATTCATTTATTTGATCATTTGTTATACTACCATCCCATTCAATATTCTTAAATGATGTTTGATTTAGATACTTAGATAAAATTGATTTAATATTATCAGGTATTAATTTATTGCCACCTATAGAAGAATTAATAATTGAACTTAATTCTTCTACAGATGTGAATATTTTTGCTTCAAAGGTCTTATTTGCTAAGGTTACTGTTTCAGTTTTAGCTCCTCTGGTCATATTTGTAGCATTTATTCTTAATTTCTCAGTTGCACCTTTAGTTATTGGTTTTGAAATTGTATTAAAAGGAATTTTTACTATGGAAGTATTAAATTTAATATTTGATAATAAAGTATTTTTTATTTTTTGTAATGGTAAATCTAATACTGTAATTGTACTTCCAATAGGAATGATAGTATCAGTTTTGTTACCATCATTGTCATATACGATTGCATCTTTATTTAATGTAGTTTTAACTTCTTGATCTTTGAAATATTTCTTCCAAGAAGAAAAACCTGTCGTTGCTTCTGTTAGATATCGTTCCAATCTCATAAAAAAATACTCCCTTGATTTCTCTCAGGAGTATTTATATTATTATCGACCAACATCAGTCAAATATTTCTTTTTAGTTTCTTCACCTTCCAATTCATCATAAAAAAGAATGTCGTTAGTTACATTATCCTTTTCAATTAATTTTGTAATTCTTTTTGAAGCATACTTTTCTTTCCATAATTTAGACAATGTTTCTACACTGTTATCAAACTTTTTTTCACCATGATTATCAGATTCTTGTCTCAAATATTCATTGGTCTTTGTATATAATGGCGCCCAATAAACACCACGAGGTGCATTATTCTTAGGTGGTTTAATATTTAATTCTTTGAACACCTTACTCATTATTTTAGTTTTAGGATGAGAAGGTATTGAACATCCATCTCCATCATTTTTTGGTCTTACAAATGAAGCATAATCATCTGGATAATAATCTTTACAATAATTTTTAATTAACTCATATGTCTCATTTGAGGGCTCCATTGCAATTTCACCTGTGGATGATTTACATTTTTTCCAATATTTAAGATTATTGTATTGTGAGAATCCACCATATAAAGATGTTGTAGTTACACCCAATAATTTTTCATTATATGATTCATTCCAAGCATTTTCTATGACATCACTCAATACCATTAAACTAATTAATTTACCACCCAAATAATTATAGCCTAATGGTTGAGTTGGAACAATACTTGAACCCATAGCAGTATGTTTTAACATCCCACCTTTCATTTTATTTTCCATTGTCCAATTAATAGCTTTATCTCTACCACCAATTGATATAAAATCTGAACCAAGAGAAATAACACCTAAATACTTGTGATTTGTAACCTTATTACCAAATAAATCAACATTTTCTTCTTCATGGACAACATAAAATCTTAGATTTCTTCCTGGATTCTGATTCCATGCAGCAGAGGAAATATATAATCTTAAAATCCTCCAAATCAATAGAGTTTCTTTGTCATTTGCCCAAATTACTTTAATGTTAAGATCTTTATAATCATCAATAGATTTTGGTTGCCAAATATTCTTTTTTATATGTTTAACTTTATTGTAATCAGAATCAGACCAATTAAGACTGTTTATTTCTAACCACTTTCTATACAATGTGTATTCTGGTATACTCATTGTTGATAGATATTCAAAGTTTTCTTTAATTGTTTTTTTTATTTCATCTTGTTTATTGATATTTTCTGTGACAGATTTTTCATCTTCACCTAAAAATGCAATATCAAATAAAGGGTTATTCATACATTATCCCACCTTGCCTGTTTATTGAATTCTTCTCTAGTTATTTCAATTACTTCTATAACTAGTTTGTTACCTTTTTCCATATAATCAGTAAAGGTAATAATTTCATTATATAACCCTTGATCTGTTTCTCTTAATATAATTGTATTTGTATTTGGGTCAGTTATTTTATATACTATCATACAATATCAAAAAGAACATTATGTGTTTCCCATAAAGTTTTCTTCATTTCTTGTTCTTTTTTGCCATTCATGGAATTTTTCAATCTATCATCATCAGATGTATCAACAAACAAATAAACAACAAAATCATAATGAGTATTATAGACAAGTGATTGTCCAATACCTTCTCTAATAGATTTACCAGATGAACCTTTTTTAATTTCAACAGCAATTTTAATATCATCAAAATCAATTGTAAAATCAGGACGATGTTGAACTCCCATAAACATAAAATTATTTACGGTGGTATTTGGATCTTCTTCACTTGCCAATTTCATTCGGGCTAATTTCTTTGCTGTTTCTGGTACATATCCTTTGAATTCTTCATATAATGAAATTACTTCTCGATGAAGTGGTGTCGCCATTCTATTTTGAAGTTCTGATTCAGTTTTTTGTTTATACTTTACTCTATCAAAAACCTCATCATTCTTTAGAGCATTCATAATACGATTCAAAATTTTAGACCTACGTTCACTTTTTTTAGTACACATTTCAATTTCCTTTCATTTTTAAGTTGTTATAATTACTTTATCATAATTCAATTACTTTGTCAGGTTCAAATCTTTTATTTTCAAGATCATCAATAATATATCCCTGTGGATTACATACAATTCTAGTTTTACCTACATTATAATCAAAAGATGTATGAGTATGTCCATGTATCCAACAATCAGGTTGATAATCTTCAATTAAATATTCCCATTTGTTACCAAAACATGTATTTAATTCACTTGATTTATATTGTGTGTCAAGTGACTTATAATGTGGGTAATGATGGGTTATAACACATACTTTATCATAACTATTTTCTAATTCTTCTTTTAGAAAACTTTTAGATTGTTTACCCCATGTGATACCTTTATCATTACCTTCATTCATGATATCAAAAATACGATAAAAATCATTAAGACATCTAATAACAGAAGGAGTTAATGGTCCATTAGAACCATCCCACCATCCAGTAGTTCCAATAAAATGAATGTTTTCAAAATCAATAGTATCTTCCATTAAAATATGAATATTTGATTGAGATTTATTAAATTCAATTAATTCACGATCAAATCTATCTTTACGAACCCCATAATATTCATGATTACCAGGAACAAAGATAATATCTTTATCAGCATCTTCTTGTATAGAAATAAGACTATTAAAAAGTGAAGAATTAACATTTATATCACCAGCTAATACTAATAAATCAGCTTTTGTGTTAATCATTCTTTCATAATAGTCTTTATATGTATTACCAAACTCCAAATGGAGATCACTAATTATTTGAACTTTCATCTTGTCTTCCTTTTAACAACATAAAGTATAAATCTTTAATTGTTTTTAATGGAATATTATTTCCATCTTTATCTTGAACTCTACCTTCGGCATCATTACCAAATTCACATTCCCAACACCAATATTGAATCCACTCATCAGCATCATCCATTACAATTTCAAGTAATTCGATAATTCTGTCAATTAATTCACCTGAATACACAATAAATCCTTCAACTTCTAGTATTTCTGAAAGTGCATCATCTTTTTTATAATATTTTATAATGGTGTCCATATGTTTTTCAAAATCATTAAATGATAACATTATTTTTCCTCTCTTTTATGTTCTTCAATTGCTCTTTTCCAACACATTTCACCAGAAAATACACTGGCATCAACCAATTCAATCATTTTATATTTCCTTGAATTTTATGAGTGTTTGTTTCATAAGATTTATACTATCATGTTGTCTTAAAATACTTGGCGGTAGAGACAAGACTGTTGGAATCACCACTTGATTTAATTTTGGTTTGATAACTGTGCCATGTAGTTCAGTGATACCATTAAAATTACCTGTCAAATACTCCAAAGGGATGTTACCAAAAGCAATCATTTTTTTGGGTTTGACTATTTTTAAGTATTCATTGAACCAAATGTTACAAGTTGCCCTGTGTAATTGTGATGGTCTGTTATAACGCTTTGTTCTTTTGTTTATATCAGGAGAACATTGGACTACACTAATTTGTAGGAAATGTTCCTCCAACAATCCAAATCTCCCCGCCAATTTCCAAAACTCTTTCATAAAATCTGGTGTTTGTTTATATGGATATTCTGTTAACATAACATACTTTGTCATGCCACTCCATTTAGGACATATAACACCGTTTTTACTGATGTAACAAGTATTACATTTTTTCAATCGTTTGTCAATCTCTTCTAACTCTTCAATCATTTTTAATCTCTATAACTATCAACATAGTATTTTTCACCGTAATGATGTTTACCGTTATACAATTGAACTTTTCTACATAATGGGTTTGATAATCCCCCCATTGTACAGAAATGAAGATATGTTGTGGGAACATTTGATATTAATATTTCCCTTGTGATTGGTTTTATATGATTTTCACATGGATTATTATACATTTTTAATCCCACCAAGAATAAAGATATTTATTGATGATATCGGTTAAATATTTAAGATCTTGTTTTTTAAGATATTCAGAATGTTTTGACCATCGTAAGAATTCTTTACGCTCTTGTTCTTCAGTTTCTTCAGTTACATTAGGGCGATCAAATTTAGCTTCTTTGTAACCATCATTGTCAGAATCAATCCAATCAATACTCAATTCACCCCATTTTTTATCATGTGAACGAAAAGCCAATTCATGATAATCATCTTTTAAGATTCGATCTATAATCATCACGGCTTTATGAATTCTGTCGGCATCTTTTTCAGCATACAAATGAATGCCGTGATTACGAATAAATTTTTCCATCCGAGATAATTTTAGACGATTCATTTTTAACCAATAATGATAATCCCAATCACGATCATTCCAAATAATTTTGAAATAAACAATTAGATTTTCAATTCCATATTTAAGATCATAAAATGGATAAGACCATTTCCGCATATGATATTTCATTGATAAATAATATGTCCTTATATAATCTTTAATCGAATAACATACCTTGACTAGAGTTTTCATTATCAACCACCTCTTTTTCCAACAAAATTTGATATTGAGTAAATCCAATTACTCGCCAACCATCTTTTGATAGAACAAATAATTCCGTTTCTGTATCATATTTATTTTGTCGATTGTCCATAATTTTATATTCATATTTCTTCATATCTTACCTCATTTCTTTAATTTTACAACGGGTCATAACCGTTTGTTTTACATCATTATATTCATTATGTTCTTTGATAGTTCCAGTTAACAGAAGTTGTTCCCCTTTATCAAACTCTCTGGCACTACTAGTTTTCCAAATTACGATGTTACCTTTACAAGTAACAAACTTGAGATAACTAACATAACCATAAGAAGAATTGAAACCCCATTCATTGAGGAAAGTTACTGGAATATCTTTTACTCGTTCTTTAACTTCACCAAACCATTCCGATTTTTTTTCATCATTAACTTCACGATCTTTTTCTAATTTTTTCCGATAAGTTGAAATGAGTGAACACACCAAACCAAACTCTTTTTCTTCAATGTATTCACGATTAACACAAACGGCACAATTGAAGAGATATTCATTCAGTTTTGGGTCATTCATATCTAAAGATTTCACCCAATCAATTACCTCTTTTGCGAACTCTTTATTTTTATCAGTAATATTTTTTGAAATTACATACAAATCAGGATGATAGTGGTTTAATTCATTATCAACAATGATTCTACTAACTTGAGTTGCCGTGTCAATTTCACCACTATCACGAGCAACACTCCGACTAACCCAACCCAATTCATTAATAACAGCATCAGTAATTGCTAATACATCTTCAACTTTATATTCTGGTTTGAACTCAACACCAATACCACCAAATCCACCAATCATTTCTTCTATATATTCAATGTATTTGGCGGAATTGACAATATAACTTGGGTCATTCTCACCTAAGAAATCTTTAATACAAGTAGAACCGACCTGACGATATTCATCAGTATCGGGATTATGAAGAGTATATGTATTTTTACGAAATCTTTTAGTGTTACAATGTTCACAAACAGAAGGAATATCAACCAATTTTACACGGTCAATTTTTTCCTCATAATTTGGAAGAACCCGAACCTTATTACCTTTTTTCTCAACATCAACTCGTGAATGTTCAACAACAGCAGCCAAGTTCCAACCTTTAACAATTGGAAACTCACCACTATAAGTAACAGGAACGAAAACTACATCCATTTCCTCAGTATGGTCATAAAATGGAACTTCAACCTTTTTAATAACAATTTCATTCTTAAAGACCAAAAGTTCAGGAGCTTCCAAACCAAGTTTTTCAGCTTTTTTGACAGCCCTTTGAAACTTTTTCTTCAATTTTTCAAGGTTTTGACGAGGAATTAAAATCTTTTCCATGATAAATCTCCGAAAAAAAGGGTTATCACCAACTCACAAATCTATTATAAAACAATTACCAAATAAAGTCAATCTTTTATTCAGTTCTTTCATATTTTATCTTTAATGTTTCTTTTAATAGATTTTCGTGGACTGATTCTCTAGTCGCACCATATTGAGTGAAAACTAAAATCCCATATATAAAGAATAATGTTGTTGGATATCTATCAATATTAAATTCTTTTTTGAACTTTTTATTTTTATCACCATCTATTTCATAATACTTTACTTTTTCGCCATTGTAAAGATTGAATTTTTTTTCCCATTTTTTATATCGTGGCTTCAATAACTTACAAGGTCCACACCATTTCGCATGAACTTTTACTATTGCAATTCTATCATTATCAATTGTTTTATATGTTGAATCTGTCAATACTTTTACCATTATTCCCCACTTTGAACATGTAATTCTCGTTCATCCCCTGAACTTTCAATATCACTCATCCACAAATCCATTTCAGATGAACAATACATTTTCATTGATCTACCATCATAAAAGAACTTATCCATTTCTCCTACTCTACCTCCAAAACGATTTTTTACAATTTTCCAATGAACCTCATTTTTATAAATCATATGTTCATCATCAGCACCCATAATCATCATAAAATCTGCTGTTGCAGGAACACCCATTGATTCAGCAATACTATTAAAATCAACATCACCAAATGACATAAAAGTTCCTGATCTATTCAACTGTGATACAGATACCATTGGAATATCAAATTCAAATCCCATTGCTCGTGTTTCTTCTGCAATTGATTTTACTGTTCCATATGAATTATCACTACCTTTATTATCTTCTGCTGACATTAAGTTAAGATAATCAAAAAAGAAAATATCAATATCAATTCCTCTTAACTTTAATTCTCTTACCCAAGCTCTAAAATCTTTAACAGAGGCTTTACCTGTAGGAAAGGATTTAATATATAATTGTCCTCTACCTTCTGTTGCTTTAGTTTCTCTTAATTTTTGTGTTAATTGTTGTTGTAATCTTTGATTGAAATAAAATCTATTAATATCCAATTTTGAATAGATACCATCAAATCGTTGAGCAAACATATCTTCACTCATTTCCAATGATGCTAATGCTACATTTTTTCCATTTAATACTTGTCTGGCAATCATATTTGCCATAACATTGGACTTAAAACCATGAACTTTTGCAACGAACACACTTAATGTTTTTGGTGGGAAACCTCCATTAATATATTCATCAAACACTGGAAAATATGTTGGTACTCGTTGGGTATCATCAGTAAACATTCTGTGTAATCTTGGACCCAAATCACCGAAATAATTCAACCCTAAATCTACATCTAATGTTCTACATAATGCTTCTTCAACAAGATTTCTAATTTCATGTGTATTATCACCATCCTCAATAACATCAACAGATCGTCTGATTGCATCTTTAATGGCTTTATCACGCAGATACAAATCAGTTTGTTCCATCAACCAATCACGATGTTGTGTTATATTGATATCCATATTGTCAATTTCAGAAAGATAACTTCTCATATCTTCCCTAATATCAGCTGGAACATTATTAATCATTAAATCTTTAGATGGGATGGTTTTATGTTGTTCAAAATATTGTTTTACGAATGTAAATATTTCTCTAACAACAGGGGAATCAAAGTAATCTTCTTCAAATACTCTAATTACAGTTACAATAAAATCTTTATCTTCTAATAAGGCTTTTGCAACAACTTGTTCTAAATACTCAATGTTATCGGTTAATGTGGCTTCTGTCAAATCTCATTTCTCCTAATTTATTATTGAGATAGAATACCAGATATTATATCAAATGTCAATATGGGTGAATGTTTACATATAAGGTATTTTGTGATAATATTTCTGTTATGAATAATAAACAAAAATTAAAACAATTATTTGATGAATATTGTAAAACTAATAATCCTAAAACTCTTGATATGATTAAGATTTTATGTGATATACCTTTATCTATCAAGATTCCTATTAAAATTGTAATGGAAACAGCAGTAAGAAAAATGAATACAGATGAAATGGACATACCAGAAGATCGTATAGAAAAAAATGATATTGAAGATATTAAAGATATTCTTGGTATTGATTTAAAGGATTTATTCAAAATATGAGTGACGAAAAAGATTATTCGGAATTATTAAGAGGTTATAATACAGAAACAAAATCAGTCATTGAAAAAATTAGAGATGAATTGAATGAAGATGTATTATTTGGAAAATTAGAAGAACAATATAATGTTTATGATATTTTGATGTTCAATGAATTCACTATAAAAGAACGGTTAGAACGAAATGCCTTTCATTATAAAGATTTTCGACTAAAATATCTACAAGAAATGGCTAAATACGAACAGGTAAAAGAACATCTTGAAAAGAAAATTGGTGAAAAATATCAAATACTTAAAGAAGGTTCTGTTAAATTAACAAAAACTGAAATTGAGAAATATTATTTACCAAAAGATGAAGAATTACTTAAATTAAAGTCATTGGTCAGAAAACAAGAAATCAGAGCAAATTACTTTCAAGCTGTTTGTGATGCCTTTGATAAACAAGGATGGGCAATGAAAAACTTTATAGAAAATCAAAAAGGTGGTTTCTGATATAAATGATTAACTTTGTATTACATGATTCTTTACATATTAAAATTGATACTGAAAATTGGGATTACTATAGAGCAGTAAAAGATTACTTTAGTTATTATAAACCTAATTATAAGTTTATGCCAAGATATAAAGCAGGTCTATGGGATGGTAAAATATCATTGTTTAATGGTTATAATCAAACTATTCCATATGGATTGATGTTAGACTTATTGAAATATCATAAAAAAGAATGGTCAGATGTTCCATATTCTTTATCTGATGAAGTAAAACAACTATTTAATGGGATACCACCTGTATATAAAAAAGATTTATTATTTGAACCATATGATTATCAAGATGATTGTATTTCTGCTTGTCTAAAAACATCAAAAGGTATCATTAGGTCTGCAACAGCATCAGGTAAAAGTATTATGATCTCATATGTATTAAGAACATTATGGGAATCAGGTCAAATTGAAAATGCTATTATTATTGTGCCTTCAATTGGATTGGTTACTCAGTTTTATACAGATATGGAAGATTATGGTATTGATATGAAATTAATAGGTAGAGTTGGTGATGATTGGAGAGAATGGGAAAAACCAATTGTCATATCAACATGGCAATCATTACAAAATGTTCCTGAACAAATGAATAGAATGGATGTTGTTGTGGTTGATGAAGTTCATGGTGCAAAAGCTGATGTTTTATCTGGATTATTACAACAAGCAACTAGAGCAAGATTTAGATATGGATTTACTGGAACAATGCCTAGTTCACCATTAGAACAAAATCAAATTAAATCTTATTTAGGTCCTGTATTGAGAGAATATGGTAGTGTAGAATTAGCTAAACTTGGTTATGTTGCAAAATGTATTATTAATATGGTTTATATTAATTATGATGAAAAACCTAAAGGTAATTATAATGAAGTTAAAGATCAATGTTTTAATAATATTTTTAGATTAGGTATTATTAAAAATATTATTCTTAAAACAGATGATAACATATTATTATTAGTAGGAAAAGTAGAAGATGAAGGTGAAATGTTAAAAGAATTGTTGATTGATGATCCTTTGTTTGAAAAATATGAAATTGAATTTTTATCAGGTAAAGATGATGGAACTGAAAGAGAAAAATGGCGTAAATATATGGATACAAGTAATAATACTATTCTTATCGCTACTTATGGTATTTTTCAACAAGGTATTAACATTAAGTCTTTATCTAATTTAATACTTGCATCACCATTCAAAAGTAAAGTTAGAGTTTTACAATCCATTGGTAGAACATTAAGATTACATGCAGATAAAAAGAATGGTGCTGTTATATGGGATATTTGTGATAGAGTTAAATATCTTGATAAACATGCTGATACAAGAATGAAACATTATTCTATTGAAGGGTTTGAAGTAGTAGACCATGAATTAGTAGAAGGGAATATATACGAAAACACCCTATTTGACTAGGGTGTTTAGTAATTCATTAATTTTGACCAACATAAGGTCCTTTATGTAATTTCAAATATTTTTCTCGTCCAATAGCATCAACAACTTCAGCATCTTTGGATGATCTTAATTGTTTCAAAACACCATTTGCAGTTTTCCTTGAAACAACCGTACTTCTTGGTGTGTCAAATGGGGAATAAATCCACTCGTATTGATTTTTTTGTCCTTTTATTTTATGTAATACCTTTCCATCAGGTTGAACAAGTAACCATACATTAGCAGTAGATTCATTCAACATCACATCAATCCTTTCTAATATATCCATTTAATGTTTCCATCCTCCCGCATTTTTAGCAAATTGAGCCATTTTTCTTACATGTGGATCATCACTATTAAGACCCTTTTGAATATCAGCATCAGTAATAGGTTCATCTTCATCTTTACCTAACCATTGATGAAATGCACCTTTTTTTAATTTTAATTTCATTTTTTCTAAAATATATTTTTCTACTACTTCATCAATACTCATAATTTCAATCCTTTTAGTGGTTTTACCCAACCTTCACCACTCTTTTGATCTGAAAACCCTGTAAATTCTGTTTTTCCTGCTTCTGGAAAATAATTCGGATTGTTTGGCATTTCAACACTCGAATCTTTTTCAAGCCAATGATACGCTCCTTCGGGTGTTTTCCCTAAATATTTCGCCCATTTTGGGGCATCTTTTAGAATTGGTTTGCCTACAGTAACCTTAACTTTTAATTTTCTACCTAATTTGTTTAATATTGTACCCTCACTAATATATTTTCCTACTACTTCATCAATATTCATAGTATACCTCAACTAATATACATGTTCAATTCAAAACGACCTTCATCACCATAAATCTGAACATGTAACATCTTTTTTTGTTCTTTGTTATTTTTATATAACTTCAAATCAAATTTATTAGTTTTTCCATTTGTCGGTTTCTTTGGACCTCGTCCAATTTCATCAAACATTTGTGAACCAATATTTTCTTTATCGGATTCATCATCTAATGTATATCCATTTTTCTTTACAAACTTCTCAATCTCTGATACAGCATCAGAATATGATTTGTGATAAATCTCATAATCTTTTTTACCTTCATTTAGATATTTTTCTAATTTCATGATGATCTCCTAATATTTATTCCTTAATAATTTCTTTTCCCAAGGTCCATATGTCTTGAATTCAGTAACTTTTCTACTCATTTCTTCATATGTATAACAGTATACATTTTTTTTATCAATTTGTCCAATTTCATAATACATCTTTTTTGGAAGTTTAATTGGTATTGTTTCATCTATAACAATTTGATTATCCTCCACCCAAGCATGAGTATAAACGATACCTTCTATATTTCCTTGTCCTGTTACCAATCCATGACACAATTTTAATCTTTTACTTTTGTGTGACATCATATAATTCAATGCAACTTGAAAACAATCTCCACCTTGATTTGCATCAGGAATATCATCATGATAACCAAAGCCTTCAAATAATCTAAGAAATCTTGAATATCTCATTACTTTTCCACCACAAAAGCTGTTTTCTTTCCATCTTTTTTCTTGGAAAACTCCATCCCCAAAGAATCAGCAATATCAATCAATGACAATGTGAGATCATCATTTGGTAAATATGTCAAGACAACCTCATCATCATAATTAGTTATATTAACATCAGCTTTAATACTTTTTAATTTTAACTGTTTATTTTTTGCCATCAATATTGACTTTGATAACATTTTACGATCATTTGATGATAATACTTCTTCATTGATGATTTCTGTATCTCCAATCCATGATGTAATTTTTTCAGTAATATCCATAGTTTCCTCTTTATCATTACTTAATTTTTCTTCTTGATCAACTTCACCATCCTTAAAAGCGTCTTCTTTATCAGGGGATAATTCATGTCTTTTACCAGAAGTATGTTTCCATAATCTATCACCTAAAATACTTTTAAGACTATCTAATGTATCTGAATATGAATCATCAGAACCCATACCTATAGAATGTTCAAATTCATCGTAATTCCAATTTTCATCTTTATCAGCGGCAGGAACATACTTTATGGTTGAACCTGTCAATCTATTTGTTACCAATTCTGGAACATATTTATCACCAAATACTGTTGTTCCTGTTGGCAAATCATCATCGGAAGCAGGTCCTGTTGAACCATCATCTGGATATCCACCTGTTACAGTAGTCTCAAATATATTCTTCATTAATAACTATACCATCCTTTTACTTTTTGTTTGATATTTTCTTTACTAATATCATTTGTATTTTCAAGATACTTTCCATTATTATTTATAAGTTCTTGAATAATATCTTGCCCATATAAGTTTTTTATTGGAGCAGAAAAGAAAGTATTTGTTTTTGAATATAATTTAGATACAACTTTATCAGTTAATTCACCATCATTGTTGTTAACTTCTAAAAACCAATCAAATTCACTTTTGTAATAAGGTTTTAATCTATTAATTTTTTCCCATGTTTCAACAATAAAATCAACAGGAACATGTCTACCAATTCGTTTTTCTCTTTCTTCAGCACGAGCAATTGCTGCATCTAAATCAGTATTTACCCATAACATACCAGTATCATAACCATATGCCTCTAATATACCTTGTCTTGATTTGACATCACTTGTCTTTGACGATGTTCCATCAATCCATAAAGGTAATAAACTATTAATATATAATGTTAACTGATTGGCAGATATTCTTTTAATATCATCTTTGAAAAAATCCCATTGTCCTTTTGCACCTGCACCTAGAAACTCCACCCAAGTATCAGTGTTTACAACTCTTGGTTCAACACCACCACTTAATTTCTTTCTAACAAATGACTTACCAGCACCTGGAGTTCCTGCTAAAAATATCGCTTTTAATATACCCTTATCGTTAATACTTTCTGTTAACATATAATTTTCAAATTTCATCATGTTCCCCATTTAATTTGTTCGGATATCTTATATCACCCATTTGCCATCTTCCTAATGGTATGAACTTAATTATTCCTTCTGAATTTCTTATAAAAATCCCCATTAGTGATATTTCTTCTATTACACCTTCAAATCCATCATATATTATTAATGTTCTTTTTGAAAATAAATCAGAAAACCTTAACCTTACATATATTGCAATATTTTTAGTAATATTAACAATCATATTCATAATTATTAATAATATTATACCTTTAAGAAATATACTATATAATTCTGGAGCAATTTCATTTAACAATTGCATTATTTGATCGGCTAATTGTGTTTCCATTTAATCAATCTCAATAATTTTTATTTGTTTTCCTTCAACAACAACATGTTCTGTTCCTGTTTTTGGTATATGTTTACCTTTCGGCAAAAATGTTATTAATTTAATATTACCTTGTGGGTCAATTGTACTTACAAATCCTTGTTTAAGACTTCTTGACCAAAATAAAATCTCTTCACCAGTATGAACACCCAATTCAATAGCTTTTTCAATAGCTTCTTTGAATAATCTTTTCAAATCTTCAACCGATAATTTATTTCGTTGAATTATTCTCTCCAACCCATGTGCAGTATTAATAATCCATTTATTTTTCCAAAAATATAAAAACTTACTACCCATACTTAATACATTATCAAGAACACCTTCTGATATATGCTTCTGAGAAACCTTTTCAGTTAATATAAATTCAATAAATGATTTCATAAAATTAATCCTACATCACGTTTTGATAATTCAATCTTATACTTCTTTTTCATGAAATCTCGAAGTTCTTTTCGAATTTTATCAACTTCTTTCATGAATTTAATTTTTTGACCTGGAGCCATACCTTTTGAATGCTTATCATAATAATTTTTAATCAACTTCGCACAAGATTTTGCTTGTTCTTTAGTTTTACAACTCTTTATAGATTTTTGAACTTTTTCTAAATCCTGTTCACGATTTTTATCTTCACCTTCGTTAATTTCAATATATTTTTCAACAATATCTTCAATCATTTGTTCTTCTCCTCGTGACGTTTTGTTTGTTTTTCATAACATAAAATAGCATCAGATAACCCATTATTATATGTTTTCATTTTTTGTGCATTACCTATCAATATATTTATGTTATATGCACTACCTAAATGACTGTTTGGGTCAAGTTCTACATAATTAGGTTTATTAGGAACAGTACAAGGATTATATACATATACTGTTTTTATGATCACCTTTGGTTCAGGTGGAATCGGTTTAGGACATCCACTAATTATTAAAGATATCATTAAGACGATTAACAGCATCAATACTCTTTTCATCATTCACCACCTTATTTGATGATGGAACTACAGGAGTTTCATCATCATTATTATAACACACTTTATTATCATATAATTCTTGCCAATGTTCTACTTGTTTGTAAGCAGCTTCTAATTGTTCTTTTATTGCATTATTAGATTTCATCCATTCATCTGCTTGATTGTTACATGTACTAATTGCATCTAATAAATCACTTTCATTACTCTTACAAGTATTGAAATTATTTTCCATTAGAACTATTGATGCTTTAAGTTTTTCTATTTTTGCATCTTGTATTTTATTATTAGTATATAATGTTCCACATATTAACACTAATACAATAATTGCTAATATTGCTGGTTTCTTTATAAAATTTAATACCATCATCCACATTTTTTATATTCCTATGATTCTTTATTTTGGTTTGGTTGAATTGAATAATACAGTCTTTTTAAGGATATTATAAGTTGCTGTAATATACAACATTTGTGTATGTGCTGCTGTGATATCTGTAGTTGTGAATGCCCATTTCCACATAGCAAGTCCAAATGTCATCCAAAAAGCAACTCTACCAACAGACATATTTGTATATTCACCTTCTGGATTTCTTTCTGATATCAATGAAATAAAGAAGTTTGATTTTTTCTTTTCCATAATTCCCCCAATACACTTATTTATATTATAGGTATTTATATAAAAAAATAGGGTGATACCCGAAAGGCATCACCCCAATTTCATAGGAGGAAATTAATTTTTACTAATGAATAATTCTTATATTAACAGGTTCTTCTTCAACAATTTCTTCCTCTGTCAAATCACAGATTGAATCATCGTTGTCATCGGTATCAATTTTAATATCAATACCATATGATACTTGGTGATAACCTGTTTGTCCACCAGTACCACTTTCTTCATCTTCGGTTGTCCAATTTTCAACTTCATTTTTTGTTGTATCTTCAATGGACTCCCATTCTTCCTCTTCCCATTCCTCATCAGTCATGACCATAGTTTGTTCTTCTTCCATTTGTTGAAGAAGATGAAGTTCTTGGTCAGCAGTTCCATCTTCAATCAATTCAGTAATATCATCATCTGAATAATATTTACTTAATGATGTACGAAGTTCTTTTTCCATTTTAGGAGTGTAATACAAACCTGTTACTGGATGAAGATGTCGTGTTACAACATCTTTTGAAATTGAAGAATCAATATCACTAAAATGATTAACATAAACAGGACGATTGGAATTGATTTTAGAAGTAAACTCTTTTTCAAAAGCATCTTCATCAAGAACTTTCTTATGTTTTACTGAAAAAGTCAAATCTTCAGCAAGAATATAAGAACCACAAAGGGTCTTCATTCTTACTTGTCCTTTAATTGGTGAAGAAGGGTTAGTTGAAACTACAATTGAAACATCATGGTTTTGATTAATATAAGCATCATCAGTTCCACTAAAAAATGCTCCCATTGTATGGTGTGAATGGATAACACCAATGATTTTACGACCATCACTCCAACCATATTCAACATTATAAACATTAACTCCTGTTACTTCTTGACTATCAGGAATAATAATATCAGTTACCAGAACATGTTTTTGTTCATGATTAACTTCACCTTCCAGATAAGCCAACCATTCCAAAGTTGGGTAATAATCTTGAAGTTTTTTGATTTTCTCATCAGCCAAAACTTCAAATTCAACCTTATATTTAGGAACGGTCATATGACCACATGTTTTGATGATTTTAATACCAGCATCCCAACAAGTATTTGCTGCGGCAATTTGTTTGGCAAATGCCCCACCCTTATTATGTTTTTTAATAAGTGCGTCCATTTCCTCATTGGTCATTGGTTTCAAATGATTTTTCATATTAAATCCTTATAGTTTATTTGTTATCAGATGGGGCTAGTATAACCTAACCCCATGATTCTGTCAAGATTAAACAGAATAGAAATCTTTCAAATGACAACCCATTTCACCACCTGAATATTTCATTACTTTTCCAACAACCAGTGCGGCAGCCATAATGGCAGGAACAGCCCAAGATGGGGTAACACGATAACCATCTTGTGTATCACCAACATCCCAAGAAGCAACACGGTCATTGATAGACATACGTTCACCATCATAACCTGATTTTACATACTTAGCACCATTCTCATCTGCCATTCGTTGATTTTCAAGTTGTGATTTATGGTTATCAGTACAATCAATAACCCAATCAACATTTTTTGGATAAGTATGGTCTTTCAGTGGAAATGGAAATGCCTTCACTTTTGTATCAGGACGAAGTTGTTTAATAACAGTTTTGACAATATCAGCTTTATTTTTACCGATAAAATCAGCTGTTACATCCAACCGATTAAGATTAGATTCTTCCAAAGTATCAGGGTCAAAAACATACAGTTCTTTGATACCAGACATTGCCAAAAGTTTAGCAACATGAAAACCAATTCCGCCAGCACCAACTACTAATACTTTCAAATCAGTATTAATTCCTTCAATCAATTCTTGCCGATTGTAAATGGACATAATTTTTTCCTTTCAAATAATCGTTATCAGATAGATATATAATACGAAATTAAGTTTGATTTGTCAAGAAAAGATTGGGCGAAATAAATCACCCAATCTTTCCTCATTATCAGGTTGACCAGACAGAACCAACATTATCTGATACATCTTGTGTGATACCAGACCGTTCATCTGCCCTTGAGACAGAATACTGGACATCTTCACCACGATTAAGAAGATGTTGTTGGAGGGTTGAAAGTCTAGGCAATCCTGTTGGTGTGGTAGTTCCTGGTGATGCTGAATTGACATTTTCCAAAACAACCAAGGCTTCACGACCAATTGCCAAAATATCATCAGGTGAAGACCAAGTTTGTGGATGTCGCCAATCACCCCAACAATCAGAAGAACGACCCATTGCGTGATAATGTGAAAACTTATCTAATCCAATGGTTTTACGGACGATAACTTCATTTACACGGTCATCTTCTGTTTTAATTTCAATAGTAACAGGTGAAATAAGACGTTTGGAGTATTTTGGTTCAATTGGACGACCATCAACATATTTTGGCCAGTATACACCTTGATACAACCAAACCATACGACCATTACCATTTGAAACAACAGACAAACCAGCTTTTGCGTGTTCACGAGTAATATTTGGCATAATATTACTTGAGTTCAATCGTTCCTGTAATTCACGTTCTTTTTCTTCATAATCCATACGGTTTTGTTCAACCATATAAGACATTTCTGACATTTTTTCATTCAGAACTGATTTGATTTGTTGAAGTTTTTCGGTAAGTTTAGCAGAATATTCTGCCCGAATATCGTCTTCTGGTAGAGAAAATTCCTCAGTAATTTCAAGTTTCACCACCCGTCCACCGATACGAACAGTCATTCCCTCAGATTTTACGTCATCAATTGAAACACTATCAAGAGTGTTATCAATAGAATCTTTAATATCTTCAACAACAGATGTATCCCAAGCCATAATGTTTTCCTTTCTTTTTCGTTATCAGATGAATATATAATACTATTCTTTTCAGGTGGTGTCAAGAGGAAAAAATACAGGATTGAGGTTTTAATTCAATCCTGTATTTTTAATTGAAGTTACGTTATTTCTAACCAGCCACTTCATAAGGCTTAATTTCCAGTGCCATGCCACTTTCCATATTAGCTGGAGCAGTAGCAGGGTCAATTTCCGAACCATTCAGAATAACACGGAATTTCCCAAGTCCAGCATCTTTTGCGGCACTAATTACGGTATCTTTGAAGGAAGTTCCCTCAGTGATGGTAGAAGTAGAACCATTGATAGTCAGAGTTGCGTTTGCCATAATATTTCTCCTATTTAAGTTGTGGGATATTTCCCGTTGATGATTAGTATAATAACCAATCTAAAATCATTTGTCAATACTTTTTTATTTTTTATTTTTCCCGAAGACAAGTAAGATAATAACAAAATCATCTTACTCTGTCAACGATTTTTATTCAACATTCCATGATTTATTTTCTTCAATTTTGTTAAGATCCCCTAATGGAAGACCACAACTTTTTCTAAGAAAATTCCAACCATAGATACGACCATTTGTATCAAAATCTGGTTTTTCAATCAATTTAATGTCATCAGTTGACCACATATTTTGATTTTTTTGTACCATTTCAATCCATTGAACATATTGAGTATGATAATCGTAATATCTATCAATATCAGCTTGTGTTGGATTGATAGTAAGGTCTTCATTTAGAATGATTTTTAATTGTTCATCAACATATTCTTGTGCTTTAACAACATCATAAACATTTTTTAATAATTTAACATCTTCTTCTGTTAGTTGAACTGGTTGATTTTGTTGAACTTTTTCTTGTTCATTAATTTTTTTAATTTCGTCAGATAATAACCACCGTTCTATTTTACCACTTAGATTTTTGAAAAATCCCATAACTAACCCTTTCCGTTATTCTTCTAATTTAGATAATAGGTAATACTTTTCACTACTGTCATTATTTTCAAATAATACCATACCAGCACCTTGTGCGTCAACCCAAGTAAACTTTGCAGTAAAATTATTTAGGTTTTCATTGATACATTGTAATACAGCATTAAAGTTCTTAAAATCAAAACAAATATCAATATCATCATGATCAATTTCACCCAATTCAAAATTGATTCCATTGGCAAACCGATTGGTTCTATCAGTTGTTTCCACACTAAACTTTTTATCTTTTACTGTAAAATAAACTTTTTCAAACTTACCAGCAACTTTACGGATTTTATCAAAATATTCACCAACTTCTGGTGTCAATTCAAGTTCATAAAATGCAGGAATATTTGGTTCTTGTCCAGTGAATGTAGTGACAAATGAAGACATACAAAAATGAAGATTTGTTCTATGCCTACCATCCTTCAATGTTAATTTATCATCTGTTACTATAGCATTTACTGTTTCACTATCAATGAGATTAAGATACGGTTTAACCTTCATATTAGGTTCATCAAAATTAAGTTCAATTTCACCTTGAATTTCATTGATGGCTTCGTTTTTTAAGTCAAGATAAACAACAACTGTATTATTGGCACTCCTCATTTTTGTTGTAATTTTCTCATTATCAGCTTTTAACTGAACAGATGGAATTACATAATTAAGAGTTGCTTTCTTAATAACTTCCTGTAATTGTTCTACATTTATAATCATTTATACTAATTCTCCTTAGATTTTTTTATAAGAGAATTGTATCATATCATTACATATATGTAAATCAACTATTTTTTGTAGTCCAAACTTTTTCAGATTTTCGTTTTTTTAATTCACCAAGATAGGAATGAAGAAGGAATTGTTGTTTTACTGTAGGTTTGAACTTCTTCAACATTAAACCAGCACAAAAAGCATTAATAATTGTCCAAGTATTGAATTCAAAATCAATTACACAAGCAATATTCATGGCAAATATAATAGCACATAAAAAACTCCATAGTTCTTCTTTGTAAATCAATTTTGTAATACCTTTAATTTCTTCATCTAAGTTCAACTTGTCCATAATTCCACCTTTCTGTTTGGGTTCAATGTAATTAACTTACCTTTTAAGCCACTTGTTTTAACTGATTTAATATTATTTTCACCATATACAACTAAACAACTTGGTGCATTTGCCGTATTAGTAATCTTACCAGAAATATGATGAAACTTCAACCTTCCTTTGAAAAAAAATATCGCATCTGCCTTATTCCATATTTGTTCATGAAATCCAATAGTTTCAGTTCTAGCAAATATTAAACCAATACCATTACCGTGTTTATGTAATTTTTCCATCCATTTGAAAGTTTCTCTCCCATAAGGTGGATTACACCATACTCTACCATACCATTCTTGTCGTAAACCATTATCTAATGTTGAATAATGATTTTTTGCTGTATCCCAAGGTCTTACATCAGGAAGTGGTGAACATGGGTCTAAATCAAACTCACCTAATGATTCAATAATATATGGTGGAGTTAACCATTCTTCTTTATTGTGTGTATTTGTATTAAAATCTTTAGACATTTATTTCTCCGTTAAGGATAATGCTGCTTCTCGTTTAGAAATACCATACATTTCAACTAACTCATTGATTAGTTTTTCTTTATCTTTTGCTACTTTTGTTTTTTTAGTGAACTTTAAGTATCTTTTACCTTTTGGGATGATGTTTACATAATACTTGAAAATTAATTCATCTGGCAAGGAAAATTGATATTTATTTATTTCATTAACATATTTTATAATATTAGGATCTTCACTAAGAAACAATGATAATACAAAAGCTGAAAACTCTTTTGGTTCATATTCACAAGGTTGTTTTAGTGTTATAGCATTAAGAACTTCTGTTAGGTGATTTTTCTTTTTTGGATTTTTTGTTTTTGTTTTTGCCATTTCTTCCCTCATGTTTATGATTTTTCATACAATCATTCATAGAATCCTGTAGATTTTTAATAATATCAGGATTTAATTTTGCTGGTTTTTTCTTATTTTTACCCATTTATTCTATCTCCATAATGTTTTCAAATATATGCCAAATTAAAGAATTACTATTCATTGACACTGTTCCAATAAATCTTAATGTATGTTCATAATTCATAGGATTACCAGTTCCAAATACTCTAATTCGTCTTGGAACTAAAGGATTCTCATCATTCAATTTTACCCACATATATAATGAATCAATCATTTCTCCATATGTTGGTGGTTGAGACATTACACTAAGGATTTCTGCATCTTTCGGTAGGTTAATTATTTGAAAATCAGTTACTTCCAGTTTATATTTATATATTTTTTCCATTATACTACACCTTTCATTATCATATTAAAATACATTGTCATAAAATTAATTTCTCTATTTCCAACAATATTATCTCTATAATCATGTTCACCCAATAGTAAGATTGCCTCACCATCTTTTTTGAATACTGAATCTTCTGCCATAAGAGTTGTATAGATATGTGAATATAATCCAGCATAATCAATTTGATGTGATTTAAGAATTGTTCTTACTGCTTCAGGATCACCATTTTTCATGGCTTCTAAAATCTCACCATAAGTCTCATCATATGCAGTAATTTTAATATTATTAACCAATTCTCCATTAATAACATTCTCTTTTAATACTACCAATGTCTTTCTAATATCAGGTTTTTGTTTCCAGATTGACTTAACTAAATCAATTACAACTTTTTTGTCATATTTAACACCCTCTTTATCAAGAATATACCAACATTTCTTGACAACATCAATTGCAGGTGGATTAGATAGTTCAATAACTCTACATCTTGACATTAATTCTGGAATAATTTTATGTACATAGTTACAACAAAAAATAAATCTTGTTACACTTTGAACTGATTCCATTAAATCACGAAGCATTGCCTGTGCATTGGTAGATAGATAATCAGCCTCATTAAGATAAACAATTTTAATTCCACCAAAACCAGCACTTGTGGCAAAGGATTTAACTTTATCTCTGATTGCATCAATACCTGTTTCATCTGAACAGTTCAATTTCAAAATATCAGGATTTTTTGTGTGTTTCAAAATGTCAACAAATGTTCCTTTACCAGTACCAGAAGGACCGTATAGGATAATATTTGGTAATTCTTCTAATGCTGCTTGTAATTTTGGTTTAACTTCATCATCAAGAATCATTTCATCAAAAGTTTTAGGACTATACTTAAACTCATATAAGTCATTCAAATTCATATATTATTTCTCCAATTATTTTACTGCTCGTTTCAAATTATCTGATGGTTTGAAAGTAGGAACTTGTTTAGATGGAATATGTACAATAGTTCCTGTTTTCGGATTTCTTCCTTTTCGGGGATTTCGTTGTTTTACAATAAAATTACCAAATCCTACAATTGTAACCTTTCCTTCTTTTCTCATACCATATTCAATACCTTCAAAGGTTTTTTCAACAATAATACGAACATCTTTTTTATACATCCCCAATTCTTGGGCAACATATTCAATTAATTCTGCTTTGTTCATTATGTTATTCTCCACTTGTTTTTCTAATGACTATATCAGAAAATAACATTTATGTAAACTTATTCTTCTGGTATTTTTTCTTTATGTTTAACCTTTCTGGTATATTTTGAATTATCTTTATGTAATTTGGATGGGGGTGCGGTAGGTTTACGGATAATATCAACAATCTTTTTTTCTTTTTTCATGAGAATATTCCTTATATTTTTCTAATTCTTTATTAAGATATTTTTCTAATATGTTGAGATTTTTTTCATCATCTTTGAAATGTTCATATACTTTAATTATATTTAATTTATTTGAATGAAATAAACTTTTAATGGTATGTTTAGCTGTTTGTTTATCCATTCCTAATTTAATCAAATCATTTTCAAAATCAAGTGGAAATAAACATCTATCAACCCATGAATAAAATCTTAATGTCTCTGTTAATGTATGCATAATTTCCTCCATTTCTATAAATAATATAATATATTTTATTATTTTAGTCAATAAAAAAGGGAAGAGCATATATATTCCTCTTCCCTTTTCTCATTTTACATTCTTTTAGTTATTCTTCTTAATATAATATTTAGTCTAATATTTAGTAATCTCTTATTACTAATAATTTATAGGTAAGAATTTTTTAACCTTGAAAATCTCCTAACCTTAGTTTACGAACAAGGGTTCTTATGTATTTTGTTTTTGGCCAAAACAGGAAAACTTCTTAACTATCAGCGCTAATATTTAAGTCGTTCACCTCTTAATGACATACACTATACCATTATATATAGTGTATGTCAACTTTATTTCGGTCTTGTTTTTACAACATCCGAAAATTCATCTTTATTTAGATACCAAAATGGTTTTGTTCCATCTTTGTATTGCATTTCCCCAAAATCACCTGGATGGGTAGCAATATGAGCCACCAATCTGATAATATTTGTCATATTAGAATTATCCCAATGATCATCTTTTCTGGCTCTAAGGAATAATACCAGTGGAAAACAAATCATACCTAAAATGAACATTGCTAAACCAAACAATATAAAACATATATAGATACTAATCATCGTCTCCCCCTTCTACCTTGTCCTTGTCCTCTACCTTGTCCTTGTCTTTGTCCACTGTTACAATTACCAGCACCTCTACCAGTTTTTGCACCCTGTCCTTGAGGACCTGTTCCATCTTTTCTTGGCATAATCATTCACCTCCTTTAAGGATTGCCTTCTCAATCTTAATGCGTTTAATCTCATCATCTTTCATGTAAAATGCCATTTTGTTTGATGTTTTTAACAATGGATATTCTTTGCCATCAACAATAATAAATAATCCATCTTTTGTGTAATTTTTGTTAGATTTCATCATCATCTACCCAAATATAATATCCTTCACTTCTTTTATCCAAATCAAACTTTTTATTTTTATATTTAACATAATGTTTATTTGTTTTGGAATTGAAAGTTGGTTTTCTTTCAATTTTATCAATAACATCATGATAATATGGTCTTACACAAACCGAAATATTAACTTTATCCATAACATACCTCCTTTTGAGAGATAGTATCACATTAAGATTTATATGTAAACAAACTCAATAATCAACATATGTTGCATTACCAGATTCAACTAATCTATCGTTGACACAAACCCAAACTTCACCATAATTTACTAATACATCGGCAACATATCTACCATATTTTCCATGATTTTTATATGTTTTTAATCTTACTTCCCCACCTGCAAAAATTATGTTTTCTAAAAATTGTTTTGCATTATAACCTTTTCGTTTTTCATCTAAATCTTTTGTTCTAGTTTCAGGACAATTAATTCTCGCAAATCTAACATGTTCATTATGAATCCATGTATCAAATCCCAAATCAATATCACAAACAATTGTATCACCATCAATAACACGAACTACCTTACATTTATACAAATAATCAATCTGCGTCTGCTGGTTTAACATCTTCACCTCTCGCTTTTGCTTCTTTATAGGCTTTCCAATATTGTGATGTTTCACCTGTCCAATCACACATATCAGTTTTATTATTATATTTTAATTCAAATGACCCAAATGACACCTTTTTTGTCATAGGTTTACCACATTCAGGACATAATTCTGTTGGTTGTTCACCATATTTAAGATTTACATCTTCTTTAATTATTTTACAATCATGACAAATAATATCACACCACGGCATATACTTGTTCTCCTTTTAATCTACAATTTTGGCATATAAATTCACCATTCTCAGAATCAAGAATAAAATCAGTATTTTCTTCAATATACTTTATTTGTTCATCTGCTGTTAAATGTGATTTATATATAAACACTGATGATTCTTGTCCACAATCATTACATTTAATTACAGCAAAATCCCACTCTTCTTTATATTTATGTTGATTTGGTGTATCCAGATGCATACCATCCCCCACCTTTCAACTCAAATGATGACCTACTAGGTATCTTTATCATCATTCTTCCACATTCTTCACATGTTAATTGTTTCAATTTTGAATCTTCCATTTTTAATAGTCGTTCCTTTACACCACATGCAGGACAACAAAATTCATAAAGAGGCATTTAATCTATCTCCTGTAAATACTTATCTATTTGTTTCAATAAATTTCTAATATTCCCATCATTATTATGATATATAATTTTTGCTTTATTATTATTAAAATTGTATATACCATCTGTTCTATATTGACCTACATTTTCACCCCAAGATAATACAGGAACATTTTGTAAATTAGCTATAACTGTCCAATGGGAACATGGAGTTATCACTGCCTTTGCATTAGTAATAGCTGTAATTGTCTTCTGATACCCTGTTTGTATGTAATCTATATCTTGTAAAATCTCATTACTTTCAGGTAAATGACATTTCATATCACCAACAACAGCAAACTTACATGAACTATTAAGATAATCAAATATTAATAAAGCATCATCCTCTGTCATTGAAATATCAGGTATGAATACAACATATCCTCTTCTCTTTGAAATCGGAACTTTTATTGGTTCAAATACTTTATGATAAATTGAAATTGGTGATATATATTTTACATATGGTAATGATTGTTGATCTATATTCTTTTTGATACAATTCATCTGTAATGCTATCGTATCTTTATACTTTCTAACGATACCCATAAAATCATGTTGATCTACATCTTTATGACTGTATCCTGATTGGTGAATCTCCTGACGAGTTAATTGTTTATAGACGGGCTTATATCTTCTATTTGATACTTGAGGATACAAAAACTTCCTATTGAAATGAGATGAATAAAATACATGTTTAGTATCAGTATTTAATTCAATCCAACGCATATATGGTCGGAAGGTCAATATTTCTTGTTCAAATGATCCTATAAAAGGACCTAATGCCAATACATTTTTACTCACAGATTATTTCCTATTATACAAGTATTAAATTTCCTGACCATTTATTAAAAGGTTCAGGATTTTCTTTATAATGTTTCTCTCCAACTATCATTACTTCGGTATTATATAATACATCTTCTAATGCAACTGAAAAAACAAACGCCTTTTCTAATGGATTTAATACTGTAGTATCCAACAATACTTTATTATTTCTCTTAAAGAATGTTATCAATCTATCATCTACTGTATTTGATATATAATATTTTTTATTTGTATTCCTTAAAATACTGTTATAAAATCTTATGTTATTATCTATTACAAATCTATTAGTAAGATTAAATGTTTTCAATACATATTCTACTTTTTCTACTGTAGGTTCTTTGAAATCTAATTTTATTATATGTATTCTTGGGATTGATGTAATTAATTCATTCGCCATATTTGACTCTGTAATACATACATAATCAATTCCCATTTTAGTAATTTTCATTTTTTCCTCCATAACAAAACATCATATTATAGTATTATTTATACTTTTTATAATGATTTTTTATCGTTATGGATGCCTTAAAGTGTTTTAACGAATTATCTACTATATAATCATATATATTAAGTTGTTTATTATTTACTTTTAATTCATTCAAATCTTTAATATTCTCTCTAGGCATAAAAAAATACTTTAATGTTTTGGCATACTTTGATTCTTCTATAATTTTTATGTAATTTTCACACCCTGATTTATCATATGATGGATTATCCAATGCAATTATTATCTTCCTAGAAAAACATAGTATTTTTTCTAGGAAATCATCTGATATAGAAGCACCTAAACATGTTGTGCCTTGGTTGTTTTCTACCATAAAAGCATCAATTAACCCTTCGGTGATTATAATATATTTTTCAGGATCAAAATACTCTTTATTTAATATAATACTTTCTTTTTGGACTACTGGATTAAGATATTTTGGTTCAATATAATCATTCATTGACCTACCTTGGAAATATACCATTATACCATTCTCATATACTGGTATAATAAATCTATTTTTATATTTTCCTGAATGACATACCATAATATTTCTTCTTAATGGTATTTGTCTATCAATATAAAATTTTTTCAAAGACTGGTGATATCTTCCCTGAATTTTTCCATCTGGTTTTTGGTCTAATGTTAAACAATCAGATAAATCAAGATCTAATACACCTTGTTCATCTTCTTCATCTTTATATTCTTTCTTCTTGTCAAGTCGTTCTTTTAATTTATCTTTATCATATTTTGTTTCATTAAGTGCTTTATTTGCCTCTTTCCATGAAACACCCATAACATGAGAATATAATGATTGTATGTTACCTGATGGAGCAGGACAACCACCATTATAACAAGTATATATCCATTCATCATATTTTGGATAATAATCAACATGACATCTTCTTTTATTAGGATTTTTTTTAGAATCACCGCAGACAGGACAACGTAATATATAACCATCACCACTACGTTTTACTTTATTACAATTTGAATATAAAAATTCTTCTATTAAGTATCGTTCTGACATAATTTATCTGAGTAATAAGCTAAAATATCCCCATGACATGGATTTGGTTTACAAAAACATACCAATATTTTATCATTCAATTCCTTTAATTTTTGTCTATATTCTTCATCAGTTTCTATACGTTCAACAACATAACTTCGGAATAATTCTAAGGTAGAACCTCTTTTTTTACCATTCAATTTAATAGGATTACCCCAATATCCATCAAATCCTCTACCAGCCCGACCAATATAAACATATTTAGGATTATCTTCCCATCCAATTGGAGCATTTCTTATGTTTATAACTTCTGCCATTATTCAAGATATCCTTCTTCTGTTATATCTGTATCAATTATAGTAACATCATCGTAATCAAATGTAAATAACAAGTGGGGAACATTATCATTTGCTTTGTTCATTTCATTTTCCCATTCTTTTGCCATTTTTGTTGCATCAGATAAAGATAAAGCCACGAAACTTCGTAGCCATATCTGTTGATTCTTTATTTTATTTTTGAATTGATATATTTTCATCTTTTAATAAATTCTACACAATCAAACTCTATTGATGTATATAACCTTGACTTCTTTACATCAACAGGACTGAACTTGTCATTTTCACATTCTCTTATATTATTATGAACTATACAATAAACACAATCTTTACATAAATTAGTTGTGTTTAATTTACAATTATCTAATTGGATAAATTCTTGTATCATTCTTTAATTCATCCTTAATTCTTTTTGGAAATAAATCATAAAACTGTTGAATATCTTCATCTTCCACTACGCCAAACCAATCTCTCATAAACAAAACTACCTCCGTGGGGGATACGTCTTCTTCCATTAACCCATCATAAATTTTAATAATTGCTCTTTTTAATGATTGTGACACAGCTTGTCGGGAAATATTTAGTTCTCGTGCAATTTCAGAACCCGTCTTGGCTTGAACATATTCAACATTTTTCATACATTTCTCCTTTGGTTAGATGTTTTTGTTAATATATCACAATATAATTTCATTGTCAAATCTTTTTTTAACATTCAGAATAATCACACTCAGAACATTTTATACATCCTTCAATAAAAATCATCTTCTCATTACAAATTGGACATTTCTTACCATTTTCCATTGTATCTATATATTCCATCAATAGTTTCTTTAATCTATATACTAATGATGAAATAGGCAATTCTAAAATATCCAATGTCTTAACAATTTTTTCAATTTGAACATTATGTCTCAATAATAAACTTATAGTACGAGCAATTTTATTAACATTATTTTGTCCTGTACATTTTTTGGCATTATCTTCAATATGTTCTAAAGCAATACCTTCAACCTCTGCCAACTCATTAAGTGCTTCAATAGTTCCAAATGTAGTAATTTCTGGTTCACGATGATTAGTAGAAACAAATAACGCAAATGGACGAGTCATTTGTTTATCCTTATACGACATAGATACATACCATTTTTTACCCTCAGATGCAATTTTACGACCTTTCATTGGGTATTCTGATGGTAGATCTACTTGATGTGGAATAACCTCACCCTTTTCATGTTCCTTCCATTCATTGAAAAACTCTTTTTGTTCTTTCTTGGCAGTTTTCTTAATATCTTTCTTTTCCTTATTTGTTTCTAATACTGCCATCATTGTGCCTTCACGATATGTCGTTACGCCACGACCACCTTCACGCCACAATTTACGATATAATTGATCAAAATCTTCTACAGGATAATCAGCAGGTAGATTGATAGTTTTACTAATACTATTATCCACATACTTACTCAACAAAATAAATGTATCTAAATGTTCTTGAGCACTCAAATCATTAGCACATGAAAATACTCCTCTCTCTTTATAATCATAATATACCTCTTCGGATAAATTATCAATGATTACTTTATAAGCATAATCATAAACTTGTATTTTTTCTGTAAGTCCACGATTTTTATCAATCATGATCTTTCCACACTTAGAAACTAATACCTGATCGTCACCTCTCATTTGAAACTTGAAATCATCTGTCTCATACCATTCACCACGTTCCCATTCTGGATAATCCATAGTTTTAAGTATTCCTTTAGAACGATGATTAGCAATAACCCAACGGAAATAATCAGTTTCATATACTGGTTCAATACCACCTGAAATACATCCAGCATAAATTGAAAGATTACCTGTCGGAGCAACTGTTAAGATTTGTGAGTTTCTTAATCCATTTTTCTTAATCATTTCTAATGTTTCTTGTGTCAAAATACCAGAGTTTTTAATAAAACCTTGATTGAGACACTTTTCTTCATCATATAACATGAATGAACCTTTTTGAGCTGCCAATAAAGATGATTGTTGATATGCAATATTAGCGAAAATACTCATCAATCGTTCAGTAAACTTTAATGCTTCTGGTGAACCATATTTCATCCCCATCATCATTAATGTTGAACCATATCCAAAAATACCAGCACCAATTTTACGTCTTAATTTTGCGGCTGTCTCAAGTTCATCAAATGGATAACCTGAAATATCAATAAGATTATCAAGTCCAATTACCAATAATTTAACATCATCAATAAATCTATCCCAATCAAACCCTTTATTATAGAGTTCACTTTCATTTTCAAGATTATTAAAAACTTCAATATTAACATACATACAAAGATTCAATGATCCTAAATTACAAATATCACCTAAATGTTTGTAAAGAATACCATCTTTCTCAAATACCCCAGCATCAGCAAGCATAGAAATTTCACCACAAGGATTAGTTCCTGTTACTTTTTGGTAATGAATAACATTATTATAACGATTAGCATTATCAATAAAATAAATACCAGGTTCATTTCGTTTGTGCATTGTTTCAATCAAGAAATCCCAAATCTCTTGAGCGGGTTTTGTATCATATACTACTTTAGGATAACCTTTTGATTCCCATTCTTCAAAATCACCATTCCATTCATCATCATATTTTTCAAAATGGATATCAGGAAACCAAAAATCCCAATCTCCACCAGCTTCCAATGTTTCCATGAACACATCTGGTACAATAACAGACATATTAAACTTTGTTAACATATTAGGAACTGATTTTGCTTTAATGTAATTTATAATCTCAGGATGGTAGATACTCAACATTGCCATTTGAGCACCTTTACGAATTTTCTTTTTGGTCTTCATCTTTTTACGTTGTTTAACATCTTCTGATGAACCACGAGTAATAATCTCGGCAGATTTATCATAGATTTCCATAAATGCTACAACACCAGGAGTTCCAACACCAACACCTTTAATCAATGTACCTTTAGGACGGATATGATTAAAATTATAACCAATACCACCCTCTGTCTTTAAGATTTCAGCAGCATTATGTAAGTCTGTGAAAATATTTTTAATTGAATCAACTGGCTTTGTAGCACGTTGAGCGCCATAACAGTTAAAAGAATGAACATTTTTAATTCCTGTACCTGTATTAGCAGTAACCCGACCACCAAAAAACAATCTTCTACTCAATAATGACTTAAACGCTTTAACTTTAATTTCTGTTGGTTCATCTTGGTATATTGTACCACTTAACCTTTCTTGGGTATGTTCGATAGTTTCATTATTATTCTCATAATTATCCTCCCATACCATTTTTTGAAAATCATTTACAAAAAAATCTACCATTTACTTTTCCTCCGAATTATCTTGTTCCTGTTGAATTATATGCACCTTCACCACGTTCAGTTTTATCAAGTTCATTTACTTCAACAAAATTAGCTTTTAATACTGGACAAATCACTCCTTGAGCAATTCTTTCTCCACATTCAATTTCAATTACTTCATTTGATATATTTTGACAAATTACTCCAACAACACCACGATATCCACTATCAACTGTTCCTGGGGAATTCGCAACAACAAATCCTCTTTTCAATGGTGAACCTGATCTTGTTCGTACTTGTAATTCTGTTCCTTCTGGTACGGCAACTTTAATGCCACATGGGATAACAATAGTTTCTCCGATTCTAATTTGATAACCACCTCTATCATTCGTTTCAGCCCTCAAATCAAACCCTGAATCACCTTGTTTTTCATAGGTAAGTTTCTTATTTTCTTCTCCACCACAATAATTCTCTGTATATACAATTTCTACAGGTATTTGTTCATTTTCATTATTAAATAAATCCCATATTTGACCTGCAATATCAGAAAACATATTAACATAACTTTCTTTATTCATAACACTTTACTCCTTTTAATAACATATTTGGTATAGATAATACAAAAATAAAGGGTGCTATTACACACCCTTTATTTCTTTTTGTGGGTAATTCTATTTATCCAAAATATACATTACTCACAAAATTCTCGTAATCTGGTTGCCAGACTACATCTACAGTGTCACCAATCATTTGTTCAATACTTGCTGTGGTATCCCACTTTTGTTGAGCATTGAATGCTTCTTGGAATGTTTCAAAGAGTTGTGGAAGTGATTGATTCCATTCTTTGTGAACGACTTTATAGACACCTTCATAGTTTTTCATTTTTTTTCCTTTTACGTTAGGGGTTAAAAGATACATACATATTAACCTATTAAGATTGATATGTAAACTAGTATAATTCTAAAAGTTTATTTTCCACATTTGTAAAATTTTCCATATACTCTGGCCATTTATATTTGTTAATAAACTTATAAATGTTATCTGGTGAAGGATAAACATAATTATCATATTCACGATTAATTCTTCGTTTAATTTCTTCTGGTATACGACCCAAATCCATTAAATTACGATTAAACTCATATCGTTCTCGTAAATTATTTTCATCCAACCATTTATCCAAACCAGTGGCAATAACTTTTTCATATGCCTTCTCACCAAATCCTGGTTTCTTCTTTCCATCAGGAAAATCTAAAGGTGTTTTAATATTGTAAATATTGTCTTTAGTTTGACCCCGTAATGTTTGTTCAACTATAAACAATTCAGGATTAGGATGTTCTACTTCTGTTTTTTTCAAAGGATTATAAATTTTCACTCTTGGTGAACATAATTGTAAAAAATCCTTATCTGTTGAAATGATATAAAAATCTTGTGGTTTTGTCAAGGCTAATACACCAATAATGTCATCACCCTCAGCATCTTCAACTTTGATTACCTTAAAAGGAAGGTTTTCTTTTAATTCTAACATAAAAGAATCATAAACATCAAAATACTCATCCCAATCTAAATCAATCTTTTCTCTACTAGATTTACGATTAGCTTTATATTTTGTCCAATATAATTTTCGCCATGAACGTCTTGAGTCCATAGCGAGAATTATTTCACCGACTTCACCTTGTTTATGTTTGAATAGAGATTTATAGATAGAATCAAATATTCTATATTTCATAATCTCGTAGTTTTTTTCTATAACATGTGTTTTATCTTTTGGGTCCATTATCAAGATATCAGGACCGAAAAGATTTCTGATTGCTAGGTTATTAGCATCAAAACAAATTGTTTTTTTCATGTAAATTCTCCAAAATTAGATTTATGGAAAATTATACAATATACTACCCTATATGTAAACTCTATTTAACTCGTCTAATATATTTTTTACCATCATCATCAGTATGTCTAATGAAAAATGGTCTGTTATATTTTGTTTTTGACATATACTGTTGTGCATTTGAACCTGACTTAAAACGTAAACGTCTCCGTCCATCTTGCATATTCTGATAGAACTCACCTTGATCTACATCAAAACAAGGAAACTCATCTTTGCCCTGTTTGATTACATCATCCGCACGAACATCAGCAACATCTGTTTCAAATCCTGATTGTGAGTTATCTCCACCATCAGCAACATCACTTGATCCCATTGTCACATTTTCAGGGGTATGTGTATCACCTGACCCTGTTAAAAATTCACCCATTATTTCTTTCCTCCTTTTCTCTTATGCAATAATCTATTATTTTGTCTAACCGTTCTTCCGTGATAGGCATAGATGTTTTATATCTAACCTCTTTTACTTTTCTAAATATTCTTTTACATAAATCTCTATCAAAATCTGATTGTATTTCTTCACCTTCTTTAATACCAACCGTTCTTTTTGCAGCTTTACCTAACGATTTCAATGTTTTATCTAATACAGTATTTCTTTCTTTCTTACCAATACGTTTCGTTGTCTTTTTTCCTGTATCAACATTTTTAGTAGTAACCGACCCTGTAATTTCAATACGAGCAGAAGGTCCGTCCTCAAATACCTTTTTAATCCGTTTATATTTAATTCTTGTAGTGGAATCCATTTCCATATACGTCTTAAATAGTTGTGATTTGAACCCACCACCTTTTTCCAATTTTGTTATGAATTCATCAAATCTTTTATTGTCAGTTAAAAGGTCTTCCCTCATAGCTTCCAATAAAAAAATCATAACAATATCAGCATATTCTTCTGGATCAACAAGTATTTGACTCATATAATCAGTCTCACAGTATCATGTTTTTTTAATTGTTTATTCATTCTCTTAAATGATAATTTAGTTTTTGCTGGTTCTCTATAATAAACTGTTCTAAGATCACCCAAAGGTCTTTTTGCTATATGTCTAAGAAAATCATCAAACTCTTCTGTATATATAACCTCTTTATCTTCCAATAATAATGCTTTATTTTCCTGTGTAATTTTAATCAAATACAACATTATTGTTTCGTGAAATTCGTCTCTTGTTAAATTAAGATTCATAAACTTTTAATATCCTCTGGTGAGATTGTATTCAAAAACTCTTCCATATCAAATAAATGACATATAGGTAATTCATATTGATTACCCCATGACATAGTAATTGATGGTATATGTTGTAATTTTTGTTTTAATACACCTTTTAGTTCAGAAATACCAATAAGTGCATTATATTGTTTTTTCTTATATATTAACATAGGCAACTTATCTGCCCTATTTGCATCATTTACACATTGTTCCCAAAATAGTCTTATCTCGTCATTCTTTACACCTTTTAAGTGTTTATGAAAATTACTATTTGGATAACCATTCTTTGCTTCTATACTAAACTTATCTGTTAAAAATGCACCTTCTGGTCTAAATGCCATAATATCACCAGAAAGTTCTTTATTTTCTTCTGATATAGTAGCAATTGCTCCACTCCCAGGCATTCTCCACCAAACATAAGGTTTTTCTTTACCTGTCAACCATTTTGTAAGTGTTTTGGCAATTTCTCGTTCCCAATTACTTCCTTTCCCTGACTTCATTATCATCATCCACAATAAACAAATTCTTTTCTTCTTCAAAAAAGTCTACTGATTTATTTTTTTCCTTCACGGATTTAGTTTCCCATTCATATGTTCCTTGATATGTTCCTTGATTATTGGTTGTCCACCACATATCACCGTTCAATTACACCTTCCACTGATTCCAAAATTATGATGGCATTTTCTTCATCAAAACTTTCACCAGATTCATATAAAATATCATTTGCAATATCTTGTATTGTATAATTCTTATTAAAATGATCCTTAAATCCTTGAATGTTAACAGGAATATATTTATCCTTTTCCTTTAATCCTCTTATACCTGTATTTAGAAGTTTATATGCCCAATCAAAAAGAATATCTTTAACTTTTTTAGTCATCTGTTTAATATTAACAGAATAACCTTTATTGTCATATCGTCTAACTCTAATCCACCCTTTATTTACAACATCTTTTATGATCTCTTCACGAGCTTTACCTTCAATACCAAGTGGTTCATTATACTTATCATAAATCTCTTTAATTTTATCTTCTGTATATCCAAACTTTTTGGGATTACTAATGATTAATTGAATATGATTAGTTCCTACCTCAACAACTTCACCATATGGAGAAATCCAATATGCCTGTGAATTAGCTTCTTGTAGATATGTTTGATATTTCATCTGTTCTCCTTATAGTAATAGGGTTTAACTAATATAATACATTATTAATATTGAAATGTAAATAAAAAATAAGGTTCATCAGTATTTATACCAATGAACCTTATTAATTTATCTATCTAAAAGAAGACTATTACAAGTCTTGAAGTTCAGCCAACAAAGCATCAGTATTATCTTCACTTTCCTCAGTTTGTAATACTGTTTGAGTTGGTTCATTTGTTGCATCCTCAGATGGTTGTACAACAGTAGTATTTTCCTGAACTGGTTCGGATTGTTGAGTTGTTGGTGCTGGTGTTGACCCACCAGAACGCCATACTTTTTCAAATTGATGTCCAACATCATCCCACATCATTTCAGTTTTAAGAAGTTTTTCATGTTCATCAACAGACAATTTCAAACTCTTAATATATTCATCAAGATTATATCGTTCAGACATGATTTTTTCAATCTCTTCTTCGGTATCAGCCAATGGTGATGAACGTCTTGAAAACATTGTATCCCCATAATCTGGCCATACTTTACCATTTTTATCTTGTGGTTTAGCTTTAATTTTAAGAATGAAATCATATCCATCTTCTGGATCAAAAATTGCCATACCGTAACCTTGTTCGGTATCAGTAATCTCATTTTTGATTTTTGATTCTACTGTGGCAGGAAACTCATACAATCTAACTTTACCAGTTACTTTGTATTTGTCATCTTTAATTTCGGCATCACGAGGATCTTCAACAATATAAACATTTGAAACATAGCGTTCTTTACGTTTATATTCACCAGCCTTACGTTTGTCTGATTCATTACCTTGATACAACATTTTGGTTGCTTCACACCAAGGACAGAATTTATCCATACCATGAGTTTTTTCACACAAGAAATACTTAAAAGTTTCTCCTGATTTGAAACCATGATACATATACTTTTTATAGAAACCATTTTCAATATCAGGCAACAAACGAACTTTATATTCTTTTGCCTTATCTACTGTTCCCATTTTAGGGTTTTTCCATTTATTATAAAAACCCCCAACTTCTTGTTCCTGTTCTGCTTCTTTGGTCTTTTCATTCGCAAACATCTCATACGAATCTTTCTTTAGCCATTTTGACATAATTTACTTCTCCCTTTACTGTTATTTGATTTTATTACTGTGATCAAACTCTCTACTGAATTCACTGTAATACTGTTATTATACTGTATTTTATCTTAAATGTAAATCTATGTTATATATTTTTTAGTGTAATATTTCCCATTGAAATTGTAAATCCAACTCTGGTAATGAACTAATTTTATCACTTTTAACTATATTAGAATATGTTGATTCATGTCCTTCTCCATCACTTGCAGTCACAGCAAACCAATGTTCTTCATCATCAGGTAAATTGGCAATCTCAAAATTAAGAACATTCCCTGCAACAACGCTATTTTTGAATGGTGGAGTGGGTTGATTATCCCAATATAAAGTATATGACACCACACTAGAAGTAGGACTAGGGTCCCAACTTAATTTAACATCTTTGGCATTTACTGCCGTAACCATTAAAATAACTAATAGAAACGGCAGTAATCTTTTCACCCAACTCTTGATCTTGAACCTTAAATTGTTGACCAAGTAATTGTAAAATCGAGAGCGGGTGCGGTAAAATTTTCCTCTAAAATAAAAAAACGACCCGATTCAATATCCAAATTATCATCTTTATAATAAGTCAATTCTAATTTATGTAATCCACCATACAACTCATCTGTCAAATAATTGAAATCTGGTTGATCAATATCAGTCATTACCTTTACATCATTATCATAAAGGTTAAACTTGATGTCTGTTAAATCATCTGAAGTATTAATTAAAACTCGTATTCCTTGCATTATTTTCTCCTATTTTTGAAGATCTAATTTTGTCTTAATAACATTTAATTGACCTTCAAGTATAATATTTCTCTTACTTATAGCTTCATTAAACTCTTGTTGTTTTTCTATTATATTATCCATTTTCATATCACGTTTTTCTTGGTTCTTTGTATACGTTTCAAGAAAATGATCAAACTTTGCTTGTTGTTCAACTTTATCCAATTGATAAACATTCAAATGATTATTATATTCTGCTTGTGAAACTTTTTGTATTTGTAATGTTCCAACAACACCACCAAAAAAGATACCTATAACTACTGCGGTTGTGATGATTCTATATAATACAGATCTATTACTTTCATATTTATTTTCAAATCTATCTTCAAGATCGTTAACTAAAGTTGTTATTTCATGTTTATGAATTTGTAATATTTCTTTATTATTATCTATTTTTTCAGATAATCTTTGACATCTTTGTTTCATTTCGTCTTTATAGGCATCTAATCCACATCCTAAAAGACAAGTATTCATACTCGCAGCAACAGTTCTAATATCCTCTTTCATTTGATCTTGAGATTTTTCAAGAACTTTTAATCTTCTATTAATACCATTTATTATTTCAGTCTTATCATCTGTTGACATTTCAATACAAACCTCATATTTTATTTTTCATTTCTAAACAAATTTGCATCAAAACATCTATACTTGTATTTATATTTTATTCTGTTATAAGAACTTTAGACCCCTTCTTTTTTCGTTCTTCAAGTTCTTTTAATGTTTCACCCCCACCATAAATCATTTGTTCTTTAGTGGTTTCCTCTTGTTTGGGCTTATCAAGGTAAGGTTTATCCGATTGATTCTTCATCTAATTCTTTCTCCTTTTGTGACATATAATCCATAAATGGTGAAAGATTCTCACATAATTCTCTATATCTTTGTGTAATATAAGGAATCATAGTCCTTTCATCATCAGACAAAACAACATACCTCTTATAAATACAATATGTTAATGTTAATGCATCTATTTCATTTCGGTTGTATTTATATATAATTATTTTAATTTCACCATCTCGGAATTTACAGAAGTTTTGAAGTTGTCCATATCCTTCTCTTCTTGGTTTATCTTTTAAGTATGAACTAATATTATGAAATGTTTGGTCGATTTCTCCTTTGGACGTTTCCATCTTCCTTTTTTTAATCTTATCTCGTTGAATATATAAATCAATAATCTTTTGATCACAGAAATGTTTATATGTAAATGTTTTCCATAAAGAAAATCCACAATTCATATATTCATCTATATCAATATTGGAATAAGATGTATTAAAATGAACCATCATCTTATACAACCATTCTGCATTTTTCTTATTCATCTTCACAAGGAAAGAATCCCAATCCTTTGGTATTCTATATCCTCTATTATTAGCATTTGCTTGTGCTCGTCTAAACGCACAATATACATCAAATTCACTTACCACAATTTATCTCCTTTTCGTTATCAATACAGTTTAATGTAAATGAATTAGTATGTCAATATGAACCACCATCAATATCTCCACCAACTTCCATAAAATATGTGGAATCATGATCTAATAAATCAGCATCTAATCCAGAACCAGAACCATCTACAGTTTTTATTTTGGTTAATATATCATTAGCAGTATATGTAGATGAATCCAATTTACTATCCAATTCAGTTTGTAAATTGTCAATATTTGAAATTATATGATTATGACTATCATCATTAATTGAAACAGAAATAGAAACATTGTCAGAACCATCAAAAGAAGTAGATCCTGTTGCATCACCTGTTAATGATATTGTTCTGGCTATTTGTAACTTTGAGGCAGAAACAGCATTTTCTGTTGCGCCAAGTTTGCCATTAATTATATTCATTGTTGCATCTGAAATTTTAACACCAGATGTACCAACAGTTAATGTTGTTCCATCAGGATCAACTGACATTACACCACTGTTTAAATTTAATCCATCACCAGCAGTAATGACTGTTCCGCCAGATAATTCAACAATACTTGCTGTTCCATCATCTTTTTTAATAAACAATTTTCCATCATAAGTATTAATTGCTAATTCACCTAATTCCAAATCAGCAGTTGTTGGAACTTTACCAGATGTTGATGTACTTTTATTTTTAATTATATGGGCCATTAATATAATCCTTTTCCACAAAATTTAATTACATATTTATTTATGGAAAAATCCAAGACAATTTTCATCATCTTGGATTTATATTTTTTTACTTTTTATTAAATTATTATAATTCTTTTAATAACTTATCAATACCATGTTTTCTAGTGAAAAATTGTGAATATTCCCCTATAGTTGGATGATATGGTTTATATTTCAATTTCATATGTGCTTCTTTTGGTGTTCTATCAGCTTTCTTATGATTGCATGGTTTACAAGAACAAACACAATTCTTCCAAGTTGATTTTCCACCTTGAGCACGAGGAATAACATGATCAACAGTACAATCTTTTAATTCTGGTATATATTCCCCACAATAAAGACATACTTGTTTATCTCTAATTATAATATTTTTCTTGGAAAATGGAACTTCCTTCTTAAAGATTGATTTAACAAACCTCACCACTCTTACAATCAATGGAACAACTACTTCAACTGTTCTATCTTGATTACGAACTATCTTGGTGGTTTCTTTAAGTGTTTCTGCCTTACCTTCTAGCAGTAAACAAACAGCATTTTTCCAAGAAGTGATACTTAAAAATGTATAATCTGCATTAAGAACGATTACATTTTGCATTGTCTTATCCTTTACATTTTGAATGGATTTTCCTGACCCTTCATCATTACTTTTTGAACTTTATCAGAATCCTTCAAATCTTTAATATATCTACGATAGTTTTCAATAGCTTCAGCTTTAGTAACTTTATATGATGGAGAACCATCTTCATTTTCTACCATGATTTCATCTTTATCTGTATAACAAAATACACATTTACATGCATTTGTTACTTCATCCACCACCACACTCATATCTGGGTGGAAGTATTTCTCACATTTGACACAACGAGGACACATCTTTATCTCCCTTTACACTTATATTTTTATGTTAATTTCTTTTATTCGTTTATATATATTAGTTCTTTTACCTTATGAGAAATAACTACATCATCTTCAACAATTTTTGTATTTTCTTTAAAATATTTTAATTGTTCATCAATTTCATTATAAACAGATTGTTGAAATTCCTCACTAGCATAATCTAATATACCACCAACTAAATTACATAATTGATTATTTAATTCACCTAATTCAGAACCTTCATATTCAGCATATTCCCTTAACTCCTCAACTTTAGAATATAATTCATCAAAATTCATTATTTTCTCCTATTACTCATCTATCTCAATTAAATGTTTTTCTACTAATTGGCCAATTTGTTGAATATTTGACGATACTGTATTACAATAAGAATCTAAACCATGTGAATTTTTGGTGTCCATTTCTTGTTTACATGCCAAAACTTCCATCTTCAATAAACCTGTCAAAGCAGTTTCAATTGACAAATATACATCAGATACCTTATCATTGTCAACATCCTTAACGGTTAATGATACAGTTGGTTTAATACTCTCATAGTTACCAGTATTTATAGTTAATGTCCTAGAGACACTTATATCAACTTTCATTTCCTTTCTCCTTATAATTCTTAATCGCCTCGTGAATAGCAGATGCAGCAAGATTAGAACAGTGCATCTTTTCAGGTGGCAATCCTTCTAATGCTTCAGCTACAGCCTCATCAGTTAATTTTAAGGCTTCTTCTATTGTTTTTCCTATTACCATTTCAGTTGCCATTGAAGATGTAGCAATTGCTGCACCACAACCAAATGTCTTAAAACGAATATCTTTAATAATATTATCTTCTACAATTAATTGCATCTGCATAATATCACCACAAGTAGCATTTCCTACTTCACCAATGGCATTTGCACCTTCCAAATCCCCTGAATTACGAGGATTAGCAAAATGATCCATTACTTTTTCACTATACATTATTTACTACTCCCTTAAATGGTTTTTTATGATAAATATATAAACCTCAGTAATCAATGAAAGGACCAAATGAAATTAATTTATCCAAATGATCCCACATTTTTTTCTCTGTTTCGTGATATTTATCTATCAATATCATTTCTTTTTGTAATGTCTCTTTGAAATACTTATATTCTTTCTCATACATTACAAACTTTTCTTGACTATCATGAGTTGTCATTGTAATGTTGTTAAACGTGCCCGATGGTCTTTTGCCAATTCAGGATAAGTGTTTTTTTGACGTTCTTTTCTGTTCCGTCCACGTTTATCAGTTACTAAATATGTAATATCAGCAACTTCACGACCAAACTTATCATAAACATCTTCATAAACGATTTGGGTATCTTCAATCGTATCATGTAACCAAGAAACAGTTAACACAACTTCATCAAAAATACCAAAAACCATTAAAGTGTTATATACATCATTTAAGTGTTTAGTATAAGGATACTTCCCATACATATCACCTTCATGAACGGTTTCAGCAAACTTTTTAGCTTCTAATAACATATAAACACCTCACTATCTGAAACCATTATAACATATCATTACCTAAAGAACAAGTGATGATTTATCTTTCTGTAATTCTTTGACTGCTTCTGTCTCAGCAATATCAGTTCCACAATTCATACAAATGAAATTACTTCCTGCTGGAGCAATCCCTTCTTGTCCATTCTGACTCATTACTGCTGATACTTTAATAAATGTTAAAATTTCAGTAAAAGCAGCACTTCCACATTTTGAACATACTACAACTTCTGGTTCTAAATTTTGATGTGCATCTTCCATTATTCAATCTCCTCTTCTATATTATCTACTTCATCATAATCCAATCTTGTATGATAAATGCCATCCAATTCTCTAATCAATCTTTGTTGAACCCTTCTTAAAGTTCCAACTTTCATTTCATCTAATTGTTTATCTTCTCTTAATCTATCAATGGTATCTCTTACTACCTTTGCTTTTGATTCAGGAGTTGTTAATTTATCTGAAATTGAACGTGCTGTCGCTTCAACCGAATCAACAATCATTAAAATTGATGAATATTCCCCACTTGGTTTTGGACATTTATATCTAAAAGCATCTGGATTATTTTTATCTGTTTTATTATACAACGATTTTAATATTGTGTCACCATGATGTTCAGAAATAATTTCCATAACCTCACGAGGCATATCTGTTTCTGTCATCAATATCATTACACTATCTGCCACATGTCTAGTAATTAACTGATATGAAATATATGGATCTAAATCATCATGAAGATTTCCATCACTTCCTTGATTTTCAGTAAAGAAATTAGGATTAAACATCTTCCCTATATCATGATACATTGCACATACTTTCATCAAAGTTGTATCCAATCCTAAATCCGATGCGACTGCTTCTGACAAATCAGCAACATTTTGTGAATGTCTGTATGTTCCTGGAGCAGTTGATTTCAATTTATCTAATAAAGGATAATCTGTATCCAAATACCTCTTTAATGATTCAGTATCAGGAAATGTTTCATTGTCCATTTTTTAATTTCTCCCTTAACTTCATCAACCGTGAACAAAACTCTGTTGATGTTAGTATCGTTTCATTCTTCCGTCTTCTGCCTATAGAATGTGTTAATATCCCATCCCCTGTGGCTAATAATGCTCTTCTAAAACCATCACTCTGACGACACATTTCTTCATAGGCTCTATCTAAAAGATTTTGGTATACCTCACTATCTCTTTTGATAGCAATACCACGCCAATACAATGTTTGATTTCTTCTCCAATTCTTTTTACTACCCCTTTGTTTAGCAGCAAAACCTACAAGTTTACATACTTCTTCTTGTATATCTGGATTAGAAAACTTTAATGATTGAAGAAACCCTTCCATTGAATTGATTTCAACCCCATCTAATATAAACCTATGTCCAGCAAAATTGGATAACTTATTTGATGGGTAATTTGATTTAGAGTGTATATCCATATTTTATATTTATCTCTTAATAACATCCTCTAAAAAATCAAATATATATGTATTATTATATCTAAAGGCAAAATCATCATGACCTAATAATTTACATCCAGAATTATATACAGATTTATATATAACCTCTTTATTAGGTGGCGGGTAACACCACATTGATCGTATAGAATCAGCTGGTCGCCATTCCACATCTGGATCAGCAAATAACCACGTTTCAAATTGAGCACTTTCAATCATATGCCAATCATTAATACGACTCATAAATACAGATTTATCCATAATAAATGGACAATGAGAACAAAAATTTACATAACAATTATACTTTTTTCTTGCATATTCCATTGTATCCCATAAACATTTTGAAAACCCACTCCCACCTAAAGGACCTCGATCACGAACATTAACACCATAAGCATATGGATAATAAAATTCATTTATAGTCATGTCATCCAGAAAATAAAAATCATCATGCATATATAACCAATAATCAGGCAATACATCAAGATTATTATGAATAGTATAAAATAAATGTTTATCTGTATATCCTTCAACTGGTTCAATAGGGACCCATGTCAACCCATCAATTTCAGGATTAGTTATTGATAAAACATAATATTCTGTTACCCAAGGAACAAATTTCTTTACACTTAAAAAACTTAATTCAAGTTCTTTATTATGAAAATCACTAGGATGCCACATCCAATAGGCAGGAATGGTTTTTAATGATAAAAACTTTTCGTTCATTACTCTTTATAGAAAACGTGATAAAAATCTTGTTCTACTTGAATGTTAATAACTTTATCAGCATCAACACCCAATGTCTCAAGTTTTTGATTAATCTCACCAATAATTACAATTGGTTTTTTTGATTGTTGGTTTGGTCCGAAAACAGCAACACCAAAAGCATTAATTTTACTCATATATACCTCTCATTTTTTTATTTTTTATTCCAATGCCTTTTTATGGCTTGAAAATATGGTCTGAAATCTTCAACAAAACTATCATATATTGTAAATGGAATTATAAAAATAAACCAAGATAAAATAACCCCAGGTAATATTGATATAAGAAAAACAGAATGTAATTTGGGATGTTTAGTTACAAAATTATCAAACATCATTTTCCATTAACCAATAAATCTTCAATAATATCAATCTCCATCTCACGATTGTTTTGTTCATATTCCTTTTCGGTCAAGAAAAATGATCGAATAAAATAATAACCTAAGTCAAAAATAATCCCAAAAAATAGATAAACTGTCATAAAATATTGTTTCATTGTTTTTCCCTTCATTGTTTGAATTATTCGGGTATTAGACGATAAAAGTTTATAACGTGCTCTACCAACTGAGCTATCTCCTAAGACTTTTGGTCCCAGAGAGTGGGAGTCGAACCCACGACAACGGCTTTATCAGAGCGAAGTAACTATTATCTACGACACCGAATATTTAATTGAACCTATAATACTACATTAATATTGATATGTCAAGTTAGTACCACAATTACTACAATATGATGATGAAGATTTATTAATATTACCACATACATCACATTTAATTTTTCGTTTAACAGTCAATGGTTTCTCAACTTCAACTCCATTCACATCACCTTTAAGTTGTAATACAATAGAATGTACCGTTGATTCTAATGTTCCAATATCACCATAAACAAACTTCTGTGTACTTTCTGATCCTTTTGTGGTGATTCCATTGTCATTAGACCGTAAAGAAGTAGTATTATAAACCGATGGATCACATGTATAAAATCCATCCAAATCACCATAATACTTATTAACCCAAGGATTATCAGTATAAGTAATATGAGGACATACTGTTGGTTGACAATATTTTACTTCTTCAAATTGATATGTAACTCTGATTATCCCATCATCAATCTTATCGCCTCTATGATTTGATATTTGTGAAGTTTTTTCAATAAACTTAAATCTAGGTCCTTTTGATAAATCTCCATCAATTACATATCGTTCAAGATCTATTGATTGATTTGGTGACAACAATAAAGCAGAAATAACCGTTTCACCGTCAATTTCAACTTGAATTTGTGCCTTTTGTGTACTAAGATTTTTGAGTAGAATTGAATATTCTTCTCCGAATGGCAAGAAAACAGTATCACCCTGTTCCCTCATGATCTTCCCTTTGCACTTTACGCTTGTTACTAATTTTTGATTATACATCATAGTTCCTTTCTCCTTATATCCGTACTGACTAAACGGATGAGTATTTTTCTTAAAGTCAGTTTGAGTAAAAACTACTTAATATCCTTCATAAATAATATCCCATTTCAATGGTTCATTATTAAGAATATGATTATATGCTACAGCCATATTAACATGTCGTTTTTCTTTTAATATAAATGTCATTGGTTTTCCTTTATCAGAACCCTTTGTCAATTTACTAAAAATCTGTTTATTTGCCATAGTAAAATTATTCTTACCAGAAGAACTATTAAATTTCATTGCAACAGTTCCATTTTGTTTCAATTCAACAAAACTATTACCATCTTTGTATAAAATAGCTTCTTGATTATATTTTTTACATAATTGTAGGGCTTCTTCTTTTTTAATATTTGGAACAAGAAATGATTTCTCTTTACCAATAAAACCATCTTCATATTCCCATTGTGATTCAAATTCAATTAAACCATAACCCATTGATCTAATTTCATTATGTAATTTAATATGATTTCTCTTATCTTGTTTTGGGTCATCACCTTGATAAGCAGAAATAACAGCAAAAACAGAATCTTTGTTTTCTACATGTTGCCATATTCTACTTAATGAACTTTCTACTAAATATTCTCTAATTTTAGACATTATCCAATTCCTTACTATAATAAGATGCCATGATTGCATTTGAACCAGAACTAAATCCAAGACCATCAATGGTGGTGGTCATTTCAAATATCATTGGTCTTCCATTTACATATGATGTGTAAAATGGAGAATCATACCCTATTTTACCTTTATTAAATACCATTGTTTGTCCTATTTTTATATCATTATTAGGACATTTATTTGTACCAATTAAATATGCTTTATCTTCACCTTTAATTGAACCTTTTGGTATATATAAAATTGAATCTTGATCATATTTTTTACCCAATTTTATTAATACATTCTTCAATTTTCCAGTTTGTTTACTATCAATTACAAAAAATGAAATCTCTTTAACAGGTACGCCACCTTCGGGATATGTACCAACCATTTTTATTGATCCTGAAAATCCTTCTTTAATAAGGTCTGCCATTAAAGCCTTACTTCTTTTATTATTTTCAGATTTACTAATTTTAACAGGTTGTTTATCGGAAAAACTTGGTTCGGCATTTTCCATATAACCACAATTAGTATATTGTCTAAATGCAGTTATAACACCACAATCATATTTTTCATTATGTCGCCAAATTCTACTTAATGAACTTTCAGTTAAGTAATTTCTAATTTTAGACATTATTATCTTCTTTCCAAATACTATGACATCTTGGACAAAGATTGATTTGAACAGGGAAATCAATTTCCCTGTTCCACCCATAAAATTTTACTTTAATAGGATTACTTGTTTTTCCACTACACATTTGACAAATAACTTTTTTCATAATTATAACCTTTTAGAAATATCAACCCTGTTAAACCACCCACGAGCATATTTCTCCTGTGTTGGAGATTTTTTCATATACTCAATATAATGATTACCTTGTAAAACATTTATTATTTTAATCAATAAATCTATTGTATCATTTTCCATATAGGTTTGTAAACATTTATGTGTATTTTTTCCATACATACCATCTTCAACTTGATCTGGATATAACTGTTGGTTTCTATTTAACACATTTAATGCAATTTGTAAAAATTTAACTGCTCTACCAACACCCATATTTACAGATGTATCAAACATTTCTAATGCCAATCCATATGGCATTTCATCCCCACGGTATGGATCAAAATATGATAATTTATAAAAAGTTTTAACTCTAATATTTAATTCAATTGTTTTTTCATTTACCTCATTTAAGTTATCAGGAAATCCAACACTACTTGTACATTTATCAGGATTTTTCATTTCATCAATAATTACCCAACCTGTCCAAGATGGATTATATTTTTTTGATATACCTTTATATGTCTCACCACCAACATCATCTGGATCAAATGTATATCCACCTTCATGTTTCATAGTATGATGATAGGCATCTAAAAAATAACTCATATAATACCTCTATTATTCCTTTTCTTTAATATGACATCCAGTACATGTAACAGGTGCATTTCCACCAGCAGTTTTATGACAAGTTTTACACACTTTATGTCCAAAGTCTTTAGTTACTCCACCATAAGTATTTAACAAATCATGACATTGTTCACATTTATTAGATAAAGAGGCATGAATCTTATGATTAAATGTTACTGTTCCTCTTCCTACATATGTACGAGTAAAATCCACATCATCAGTAGCATAACCAATTGTTGAAATAACCATTACCAACACCATTAAAATTACCATCATTTTTTTCATAATATTTCTCCTTTGTTTAATTTGATACCTATATTTAACATCAAATTAAATCATATGTAAACCAAAACAACCCGACATCTACCTACATTGATACCGTTATTTCAATAATACACCCAAAACCTTCTTAATTAACTTCTTAAACCCTTCCCAATCGTTATTATTAAGAAACTTCTCCATTTTATTAATATCTTCCTCAGATGCCTTTTTATAAAATTTGGTCATCTCTTCAAATCCAATATTCCCTGAATATGATGCTTCTTCAATTTTCTCAACATAATCATTAAACTTCATTGTTATCTCCTATACATTAGCTAATATATATTTCATTTTTCCCCAAGTAGGAATATTCTGCATTCCTTTTGGTAATAATTTCTCTCTATGTAACCTACTAACAAATGATTTTATAAATGTATTAAATTCTTCTTCATTTCTAAAATTATTAAAATTAGAAACAAAACTTGCTTTCGTCTTAAAAAATGTTTCCCAATTTAATTTATCAAACTCTCGTTTTCCTAATTCTCTTCTAATAACTTTCATGGCATGTATTTGAGAATTAACCTCAAATTCAGTATGGTTAACATCATTATGTTTACCTTTAATTGAACCAAACTCTCCTCGTTCAGCTGCCATTGCAAATTTATTTTCCATATGATTATTATGAAGACTATCATCTATCCAATGAGTTAATTCATGAATGATTGTTCCTTTGAACGCTGGAATGGAAAACTCAGATAAAAATCTATCAAATTGTTTACCTAAAAATCCTTTAAGATTATCAACATCACCCTTATTTTTTAATACAAGATCTAATGCACCAGAATGAATTGATATTTGAATAATTTTATTTTTAATGTCATAATAACTTCCTGTTGGGTACGAACCTATTCTAATTTTAACAGGATTTATTTTATGAGCTTGTTTACTATTTCTATTTTTCAATTGACTTGAATCAGTCTTAAAAAATGTCACTCCACCATTGAATGGTTGTTTAGTTTTAATAAAATTAAATATTCCATTAAAATCTTTATTTTTTACATAATTAAATAATTCATCTACTTTAGAATTTTTATATAAAAAATCTACATCTTTATCTAATGCAAATGTTTTCTCTGTCAAATAATTCAACAACCTACTCATTTTGATTCTCCATGTGGAATATGATAAAAGTATTTATCTAAAGTTGATTGTTGAATTATTCTAACACCTAACTTAAAATTAAAAAAATTCTTAACAGTAAAAGATGAAACATCGTAAGTTAATTTATTTCTATATTTATATATATTTAATAATGATTTTATATACTTAGATTGTCTTATTCCTCTTATAAAAAATAATGATCTACTTTCTGTTACAACATTATTGTTACTAAATTTTTTATTAAGAAAATATTCCAAATCAATCATCATATCATAAAAAATTACATCAACATCAATGTATATACCACCTAATTCATATAAAATAAGTAATCGTAAATAATCACATTTTATGGCAGTTTCTTGCCATTTTTCAAATTCAATAACTTTTAACGAATAAAACTTATCATAATAATTATAGTGTTTAAGAAAATAATTACATTCATCCGTATCAAATAATTTGTAATTTAATTTATCTGTTATATGTTTATTTCTTATAATATAATCATCAAATTTATTTGTATTATAATTTATTTGGAATATCATTTTAATGACTCTATTGCAATTCGTTCTTCCCCATAAAAATTAATAAATCCTTTATTTTTTAATAATGTTTTATACAACACATATTCTTTATTATATGGAAAACAAAATGAAATAGGTTTGATATTATTAGAGTTAAATGACTTAATCATAAGATCAATATCTTCTGATAATTTTTTATGAATATTAACTATTTTTTCGTTTTTCAATCTTAAATGATTAAATCCATGTCCACCTATTTCACATCCATGATTCTTTAATAAATGTATTTGAGTCCATTTCATATAATTAGTTTTATCACCGTTATTAAAAAACTTTTTATGTGCATCTGAACAAGAAGGAAATGAAGAACTTTGTATTTCATTTTCACCACAAACAATACCAGAACTAATAAAAAATATCATTGGTTTATTAAATTGTAAAAAATGTTCATAAAATACAAATTGAGAATATAATCCATCATCAAATGTAATTATATCAAAATCAGATAAATCCAATTTTAACATCCAATTTCTTATTTCATGTATCATTAATATCATTATAATCTCTTATATACCAATCTACATAATTCACCATACTTATATCCAAAAATATTTCCAATATATCCATTGAAATTTCTAATGCCATTGATACTACAAGGATGAGTGTCATCAGATTTTATTTCAGTTTTATACCAATTGCACCATTCTAATTTTTGATCAATATAATCAGTAATGTCAATACAAACATTATAATCAGAAACATTAAATCCCCATTGAGATGAAGCTGGAACAGCAAATTGATATAATTCCTTTACCGAACTATTACTCATTGGACGACAAGCAACTTTAGTAGCATTTGCAACTATTACATGATCCTGATGTATATCAGTCTCAGAATTAGAAAATACCACATCTGGACGGAAACTTTGAATTTCATCTAAAATAATAGAATTAATTTTAACAAAATCTTGTTTGTCTAATGATAAATCAAAATAACTACAAATATCACAATCAACGCCCAACTCAGACATTATCTTAAAATATGTTGATATTCTATCTTTTTGATCATCACTTTCATATCTACCGTGACATAATGTTAACACTTTAACTTCATGTTCTCTGGAAAACTTAAATATTGAACCACCAAATCCAAACATTTCATCATCCATATGAGCACAAACAACTAATATCTTCATATCATAGACCTCACAATATCCGTTAAATCATATCTACATTTGTAATATTTTTGTATCTTTGTTGTATCTGGTTTTCTTTCATATATCTCACCAAACTGATCAGAAAACTTATCATTATAATTAATGTGTCTAACAAATGATAGTGAATCAACAATCCTAATTACATTTTCTGCCAGATCATTGATTGTATAACAGTTCAACATATTTCCTATATTATATACTTCTCCATTATGTTTGTCATCCACCATCAATATTTTTAACATCTCAATTGCATCTCTAATGTCACAAAAAGTCCGATATTGATAACCATCACCATATATTATAATATCTTCATCATTTTTTGCATAGTTAACAAATTTAGGTAATACCATACCAGAATTAATACTTTGTCCTTTACCTGTTATATTAAAAAATCTTACTATAACATGAGGGAAATTATAAGATTTTAACAAAAACTCTGACATCAATTTAGAACAAGCATATCCCCACCTCAACTTATCTGGTGAACCAATCTTTAATACATCCGTTTCTTTTGCCAATTTCGTATCACCATATACCTCAGAAGAACTTGAATATATAACCTTAACTCCATATTCATCAAATAACGGAAACAAAATATTATTAATAAACAATGAATTCTGTAATGATAATTTTGGATTTTTATCAATATATTCAACACCAACAGATGAAGCAAAATGAAAAACAATATCAGTTTCAGCCAAAATTAATTTGATACATCTTAACTCCAATTCACTCGGACAAGATAAATCTATATCAAAATAATCAACACCTGAAATGTGATTTGATATTACTGAATCAATAACAACAATATTATGATGAAGTGATAAATCTAAAGCCAAAGACTTACCAATAAATCCACAACCACCTGTAATCAATATATTCATTTGTACTCCTTAAAAGCATCAAATGTATCAAGACAATGATAATTAGACCATTTACCATCATTATTCATTATATGATAATTAGGTAATCCACTTAATACAACTAATCCATGAGCTGCTTTAGCTGGTGTCATGTTCATATGATAACCAACTATATTATCTTTATCATTCTCAGTATCTTTATACACATCTCTTCCATCCCACGATAATCTTCTAAGATAATTATATTCATCCTCATCATCAAGTAAAATACAACCACCTTTATCTATATTAAGAATCTTTTGTGAATGAAAACTACAACATACTCTAGTTCCTTCATGATACATACCACGATAAAACATTACGGCACTATCAATAATATTTGTTTCACCTAATATATAACATTGATACCATTCTCTATGTTTTAATTTAGGTCTATGTCCTGATAATATAATTTGTTGTGGAACTGACATATATGTTTGGTTAGGGATTTCTATAACTGTATTCTTTTCAATAAGACCAAATCTATTTTTATACTCCAAACATAAAAATATAGCATTAGTACAAGAATCAGTTAATACACAATAAGGTGCGCCTGTATATTTACATAATTCTTGTTCAAACCTTTTCAATAATTCATTACTATTCATTTTGTTTAAGTTCCCATTTTTTATATAATAATTTTTCTTTAACTCTATTATAATTAGTTTTGTCATAAACTAAATGTTCGTGCCAAAAATATACATTCTTTAATTGTTCATTAGTAAAATGTTTAATTGATGTATAACCTTCTCCTATTTGATATTTTTGTATACCAACAACATCAATCAATTTGTTACTGTATATTTTATCCATAATATATTCTTCAAGAAAATATTCACCTGTTTTATTTTTTATCTTCTCCCATTCAAAATCAATTTCACCTTCAATAATTTTCATCGTTTCAATAAAAAGTAATTCATAAAAATTATCTAATCTTTTTGATATAATAAATCCAGTATCAAAACAAGCATCTGAATTCATTACTATCCTATCAAACAAAGAATGTTCATCATATTGACCACAAATAACACTATCAGAAAATACCATTTCTTTCGGTAATGGTTTAATTAAATTCATATCCAAATCAATTTTAATTAAAATATCTTCTTTTAATATATTCTCATATAACATACCAACAAAGGGTATATTAATAAAACCAGAAGTAAAAGTTTCTGTAATGGAATGATACTTTTCTGTATATATAACCCCTAATTCCTTAAACTTTTCTTTAGTTTCTTCCGTAATGGTATTATGTGTTGGACAATAAGAATAAATTGGAATATCTTTCAGCCAACCACCATTCTTTCTCCAATTCTCAAAACATAATATGGCTTCTTGTTCAAATAATCTCTTTCCACCATAAACAATTCCATTATCATCATTAAGATTATTATTATCACCTTCAATCGCTGTTATAAGTGCTATCTTCATATTACCTCTTAATAATAAATATATTCATCTTCACGATTCAAATCTAATGTACTGCAATGTATACCACCACCAAATATTTCACCATGATTTAATTCTATTTCTATAACATTAAAACCATTTTTACTTAAAATCTCCTTTACACCCAATGCACGATTATTAACAACAACCGTGTTTTCATCTATAGATAATACATTTATATCCATACCTCTTGATGATGCCAATCTTACATCAATATCTGTCATACCTTTTATATCAATATTTTTTGTGAGATCATCTGGAAACAACAAATCCCAATTCTTAAATTTATTAGGAATATACTCTTTTATATTAGGATATTTTGGGTCAACTAAAAATTTACCTTCACATAAACAACATAATACGCCATCTATATGATTGTCAGCTAATCCATACATAGGATGAAATGTTGAATCTGGATATAATGACTCAATCCACTTATATCCAAGATATTGATTATATGAAGAAATATTAACAATAACATCTCTACCAATTCGTAAAAATTGAGCACCATCTATTGCCATATCATATAAACTTGAATCAAAATTATCATAATCTCTTGTAACAGTCCAATCTTCCAAATCCATTCTATCTTCTACTAAAGATGTATGAGGAGCTTTTATCCATTGTCCACCTTTACCATTATTATAAAATTTATTATAGATATTATATAATGAAATATTTTCAAAATATCTATTCCTAACAAATACTGGTGTTTCAATTATTTTATTTTGATATACAATACTAACATCCCTAACATTTGATGCACTTGACAATACAGAATCAAATGTTGGAGTTTTGAACTTAATAATTTTTTTAATGGTATCTGGTCGGTATACATTAATACCATATTGTCTTAATGTATCAGATAAATCATCCAATTCCTTATTTCTTTGTTCTATCAAATCTAATCTTACATTATATGATTTAATTGGTTCGTCATATACTGTTTGTTTTAATGATTCTTTATAAAATGTTCTAAATGTTATATCTGATATTCTTATTGTAAGTTCTAATTCTCTTCCTACTATAACATCTTTTAATTTACCAAAACTTGTATTTGAATTTATCATCTTATCTCACAATTATTCTTTTTTGTTAAATCTAATATTGTATGTTCACATAAAGAACAACACTTATATTTCAATTGTAGTATATCTTTATAGTTGCCATCCCATTTACCACCAACATCTTCAAGATATAAATAACAAGGATATACTTCACCAAATTGATTTATATGAACCAATTTATCATTTATAGACATACAATCAATTTTAACATTCTTTTTTGTTTTATACTTATATTCAGCCAATTTTAATATTTCATTATACTTTTTATTATCATAAGGCTTTAACATATCAATTCTGGATTTATCTCTATATGTATCTTTATCACGAGTATAATAAGTTTTTGTTAGATTTATATTACTAAACTCACTCATTATACCATTCATCTCATCAGAATGTAAATCATCATAATTATAATCAAACATTATATGTTGAAAATAATCATTCTTTTTTCCTGATCTACGAAATGCTCTTGCATTATTCAATATATTCTGTAAATTAGTGCCCTTACGATATGTCTCATGTAATTCTTGTGTTGAACCACATATAGTAAAATATACCATATCTTGTTCTGTAAGTATCTCACCTAAATTGTACCACCATTCTTCATTATGAGTATCACCATTAGTACAAATCTCTATTATTATATTACTATCAACAAAATATCTGCATAAATTAAAAAAATCATAATATAATGTTGGTTCTGAAACTGTACCAACCAATCTGATATATTTCAATTTAGGATATATTTTCAATTGGTCAACAATCTCATTAACTGATCTTTGATGTTTCTTAATAAGATGTTCATTTTTTACATAATTATTCGCACATAATGGACAACTTGCATTGCAATATCCTGTTAAATCCAATTCAACATCTATAACTTCTTCATTAACTAAATTAAAATTAGAATCTAACATACAAAATCCAACCCTAAAGCATCAATTATTCTTTGTGTTTTAATTTCACATAAAAAACAATCTGGATATTCAAAATTAAATACTTTGGTATAATCAAATGTATCATTAAATGCCATATTCTTATGTTCCATTGATGTATAACAAGGGTAAGTTTGTCCTGATGCACTTATAAATATTTTTTTATCATTAAAAAACTTACAATTAATTTTATATTTATTACCATCATGTGGTGTTACTGCTCGATCAAATATCATATTAATTGTATCATCTCGTTTTTTAACAGGTTTTATATCAGTAGAAATAACTTTATCATTTAACCTTCTCCTACCTTCTGTTTGAACATAATAACTATTTGTAAACTTATTCATTATATTTTTTGTGTCAATAGAATTGGAATCATTTTCATTATAATTAAATACTATATATTGACACTTATCTATTGGGTTAACTTCACGAAGTGATTTTGCATGACTTAATATTCTATCTAATTTACTATTAACTCTGTATTTTTCATGTAATTCTTGTGTTGAACCACATATAGTAAAATGAACAACATCATAAGACTTCAATAGTATACCAAGTTGTTTCCACCATTCATTAGTATGAAGATCACCATTTGTATATAATTCTATTCTTATATCTCTACTATTAAGATACTCAATGAAACCTAAAAAATCATTGTATAAAGTTGGTTCTGATATCGCTCCTGCCAACATACATAAATTAAAATTAGGAAACAAATCTAATTGTGAAATTATCTCAGATAAATCTCTACCTTTGTTATATTTACTATCAATTGAATGTTGTGCATGTAAATAATTTCTAGTACATAATGGACAATTAAGATTACAGGAAGTAGTTAAATCAATTTCAAACTCTTCATAAAAATCATGTTGTACTATCATGTCATTCGTTCCAATCCATTAAAATTTTTCAATAGATTATGTGACATTCTCTCACATTCATAACAAAAATCATATTTGTATTTCAATATATCTGTATAATCTAAATCCCATTTTTCATCAATATACATTCTATATAAAAAACATGGGGCAATATCTCCATTATTATCAATTGAAATAAAATGTTCTTCGTAAGATTTACAATCAATGATTTTATTATTTCTATGTATTTTAGATATTTTTTGAATTTTATTATATAACTCTTTTAGTTCATATCTTTGACTAATTTCCTCATCAACATCCATTACATCAAATCTTTCTCTATACGGCAAACTTTCTATATTACATTCATATGAAAACAATGATCTTATATAATCCATATTCTTAAAATCATCTTTATTATACTCAAACATTATATGTTGTAGATAATCATTATTATATTTTGAGCCTTTCTTGAAGGATTGGTGGTGTTCTAATACTCTATCTAATTTACTATTAACTCTATATTTTTCATGTAATTCTTGTGTTGAACCACATATAGTAAAAAACACTTTTGTTATTGAAGATGACATTTTACCTAATTCATACCAATAATTACTATCATGTGTATCAGCATTTGTATACAATTCAATTTCAATATTTCTATTATTAAGATATGCAATCAATACAAATAAATCTTCATATAATGTGGGTTCTGATAATATACCTGCCAAACAACAATTCTTTATATTTGGATATTCTTCTAATTGAGATATAATATCTTTTACTGGTCTTGTATTTCCATCAATTAATCTTTGAGTTTCTACTTGATTTCTGGCACAAAGTGGACAAGAAAGATTACAATTTGTTGTCAATTCCAATTCTATCTCATTAACCCATTCTTTATTCTTTTTCATTTATACCTCAAATAAACTTAATTTTATTCCAATCTTTATCAACTAATAATCTATATTTTGATTCTTTAGTTAAATATCTACCATACTCTTTTAATAACAATCTTTTATTATTTTTATTTAATGTTGGTATATTATCATAATTACCGATTGATGATGGTATAATATTCCATTTCATATAAGGATATTTTTTGACTATATCATCAAATCTTTCAATATTATCATCTGTTAATACCAGTGAATGATAGACATTATCATAATCATAGAATACTATATCGCCATATAAATCTTCACTACAATGATACAAAACATAATCAAAATATCTCAATAATTCTGGATACTTAACTATGAATAACCCATTAGTATTAAGATTTAGATTACATTCCTTATTTACCAACCTATCAATTATATCACATATGGTATCTTTTGACAACAATCCAACTTCCCCACCTGATAATGTTACATTATACTTATCAGGAATCAATGATATCTTGTTTAATACATCTTCTTTGGTCAACTCAGCCTTATTATGGGTCTGTTCACTACAATAAGGACAATTCCAATTACATTCATGTGTTACCATCAATTCGATCTCATTTGGAATATTAAGTATCGGCATAAAAATCCATCCTATAATACATTGGATTCTTTATCTTTTCACCTTCAATTGGTTCAACTTCCATATCATATTCAATCCCATCACATATATAAAAATACTTACATTTTAGACATTCTTTCTTCTTATAATATAAATATAATCTATTCTTTTTTGCAGTCTCATACATTACTTTATGTTTATTTTCTTTATATACTTCTGGTTCTATATTATATTCATATAAAGTCATGTTCCAATCATAAATGTCATATATATGTTGATAATAATCACATACATGATCTTCATATAACACCATAAAACAATATGGAATATATCTAACATTTATATATTGTATATCTAATATGTCAATAGTATTTTTTATATGTTCAGATATTAACTTATAATCAATTTTATTAAACTCTTTATTATCATCCCAATAATTCAAAGGTATGAAATTAACTTCTAATGGACTTATTTGTTCTAATAATTTTACATATTTACTATCAAGATACATATAATTATCATTATTTACAGTACAATTAACTCTAATAATCAATCCAAGTTCTTTTGCATTATCAATAGCTTTCATTATTCTTTCGTATGCACCATCAAATCCAACCAATTTATCATGTGATTCTTTATTATAACCATGAAGACTAAATAATATCTCCTTCAGTCCATACCGTACAGATTTTTCCATAAATTGTTTATCTGAAAACTTATACCCATTTGATAATGTACTAATATGAAATCCATTACAATAATCTAATATATCAAACCAATTTGGATGTATAGAAGATTCCCCGCCACTTAAATCTATTTCACTAATACCACATTTACGAAGATAATCAATCCTATTTTTTATATCTTCCAATGAATCAATTTTATCTAGGTTATTCTTATAATAACAAAACCCACATCTATAATTACAGTATGATCCTGTATCTAATCTCGCACGATTACATAACTTTGAATTATAATCAATATCAAGATTTACTGATAAATTATTAAACTTTGTTCTCATAACCTACTCTCACCTTTTCCACCCATATTTCACATATACATTCTTTGAAAATACAAGGATAAGGTCCGTTCTTTATATATTCAGAAAATGTTTCTCTGTCATACACATTACATCTTGGCTTCTTTGTATATCTATCTGTTATACATCGGTAAACATCACCATTTGGTTCAACATATATCTGCCTCATACCTGCATAACAATAAAAAAATCTAAAATTATCATCTTTTAACATCTTCAAATCTAATGTGTTATAATAATGTCTTATTTCACCATTTTTATATTTGACATATATACTTTCAGTATCTTTATTTTTGTTATCTATTATATCAAGAATACTATCATACTTGTCATTATACACCATATCAACATAAGTATATACAACTTTGTCAGAAATTGATAATTTGTTAATATATTTAATAATATCAATAATTTCCAATTCATTCATTGGTTCTAATATAAAATCAACAGCATGTAACAATCCATTATCATTCAACCATATAACTTTATCACGATATTCCTCAAATGATTTGTTCTGATGGTGTTGATAACTACAAGTAAATGTAACATTATTTGACATATCTTTAAATTTTTTGAACCAATCCAATGGCTTTGAAGTGTTTGTTTGAATATTAAATGATACATTATTATATGTGATTGTTAAATATTTAATAATATCATAAAAATTTGGAATTATTGTTGATTCTCCACCATCAATAAAAAATATTATATCTTTGTTGTTTACTGATAAAATTATATTTTCAAATAAAGATAACATCTCATTATAACTCGGATATGATACATTTTTATGCCAATCACAATAATCACATGAAAAATTACATTTATAAGACAAAGAAACAATTACATTAAATATATTCTTTGGTCGATCACTATATACATGAATTATATTCTTATCCAATCTTATCCCCTATTATATCAATTATATCATCATCTTTTGTTAAAAATAAACTTTGGAAATCATTATCAATATCATATCTACGCCAATATAAACCTATATCATCATAATCAATATTGTAATATATAACATTTTTATTGTAATATTTACACTCAACTATAAATCTAGGAGAACAATCAAATTTAATACTAACTGGCGTGTATATATAAGTATCAAATAGCTCAAATAAATTATCAACAGGTGGATATTTATATATAACATCTTCTGTATCTATCATTGGAATATCAGTTATACATATTATTTTACCATCAACATAATTAACTATTTCATCTATATTTTTTATCTCTCTACAATTTTTTGTTCCATATAATAAAATATTATTTTCTGTTGTCTCTATTGATTTTAATCTATCTAAATATATTTTCTTCTTATAATTTATTGTATTTTTTCCTTCTTTATATATTCTATAATCATGTAATATATAATGATTGTCTCTACTACTATAAGCATTATCTAATGGACATGAAAACATAAATATATTTTTTGCACGCACAACTAAATTAACAGAATCATAATATCCGTCAACTATTAATACATTTGAACATATAATTATATTTGGATTTTTATGGAAGATTGTATTGGATAATAATATTTCCAATTCTTCTTCGGTGATATTATATTTACTATTAATAATATCAGATAATGTATGTCTTTGAATATTATCTGATATAATAAGACAAATATTATAATATTCTTTTAATAACAAATAATAATCAATTATTTCATAGATGTGACCACTTATACCGTGATTTACAGGACAGGACATTATACATAATTGATACTTTTCATCAATTCTCAATACACCAGACATATTTACCTTTTGATTGGTAGTGGTAGATGGAATCGAACCATCCCAATGACCTTATGAAAGTCTTTGTCATAACCATATATACCACCATAATGGAGGAGAACAGGGTAATCGAAACCCATACTCTGTTGAGTACAATCTGCTTAGCAGGCAGTTCCAGAACCTTTCTGGTTTATTCTCCATTAAAGGGTAGGTTTCCCTACCCTCATTTTTACTTCTTAAACTTTCTAACTACACCCAAACCAACTAGTCCTATTCCCATTAAGACCAATGATGCTGGTTCTGGTACTGGAGCAGGTGCTGAACCAACCAATTGTGACTGACGAAAATCTTTCAATCCAGTATCACAAACTGATTGACCAACAATGTTCATTACAGCTACATCATAAAAATCATAAGTAGCAAATACTCCTGATGTTTTGGCATTTAATGAAGACAAATACAATTGATTTGCATTACCATATACAGAATTAATCTCACCTTCTAAGAACCAAAAAGCATTTTGAAGTGAATGAATACCGTAATTATTATGTAGATATGATGAACTTAGACTTCCAATATCATTTCCTCTCAAAAACTCAGACATCAACCAACGAGTAGAATCAGAAATTGGATCTCCATTTGGACCCCCACCAGAAACACCACCATTATAAGCAGCATTACTAACATCAGCAACAAAAACTTCTTCATTAAGGTAAATATTTTCATTAAGTTCCAAACAGAAAGTTGAAAATACTGTTCCTTGTGTGTCATTTACCCAAGTATAATTTCCTTGATTAGTCAAACCATAAGAAACACCTGTGAAATGTACGGTATCACCTTGGGAAACAGGTAATGCGTAAACAGAACCTACAGACAATACCATCAATACTACAATTGTTACCATTAAACTCAATACATTTTTCATTTTTTTCTCCCTTTTAAGTATTATTTTTATACTTCTCATTTAAGGGATTAATATGTTCGGAGGCTCATATAAACTATTGTCATAACAATTCCAATAACAAACAAAACCGCCCCTTGATCTCGTCTTTCACTACTAGTAAAACCATATATACCATAAATAATACCAATCAATGGAACAATTACGGTTAATATAGTGAAAACAACCATTGCAGTTGTTGACCATTTGGGTGCATCACGTTTAACTTTACTCCCACAACCCAAACAAATTACAGCAGCATCAGACACTTCTTTGCCACAATTACTACAAAACATATTTTAATCCTTTTACATATATATTTATATTTATGTGCCCTATGCCAATGTTTTTCTTATTTGTTAAGAGTGGAACAATGACTACTTAAATTATATAAGTTTAATGACGGCACATGTTTCAATAATTATAAACCAACTCTATGTGTAACCTATACCTCAGCATAGGCTTTTACAACTGATTAACGACCTTGACCACGATAGGCTTTTTTGCCATTCTTACGATGTCGTTTCTTATTATATTTAGAATTTTTACTTTTACCAATTGATGTAATCATTTTTCGTTCTTTACTGATTTCATTTCCAGTTTTCTTAGCCATTATAATTCCTTTCTAGTTAAATGTCAATATTGACTTGTGATTTTTTTGGTAGGACGAGAGGGATTCGAACCCTCACTGTCAAGATTTTAAGTCTTGTGCCTCTGCCAATTGCGCTACCGTCCCACATCATTTTATTTTCTGAATAATAACACAATATTTATTATATGTAAACATTGTATTATGAAAATTGGTCCTCCTGGGGGGAGTTGAACCCGACCGTAGAGCGATTATAAGTCGCCTATTCTACCATTGAATTACAGGAGGATATTTATT